TCGAGCTCGATTCTGGAAAGCTATTTTCTGGTTGTAACAGGTACAGTTTCCCAGTTTGGCGAAGTGTATTTTCCGCTCCGTCCATTGTGTGTTTTTGACTACAACGAAAATTGCTGTCAAAATGATGTCACGCCATCAAGCAGACCGCTTCGTATCGAGATCTTTGACTTCTTCAAAAGCTCTGCACATAGTTGCCGCTCTCACTTGCACAATTCGTGAACCGCGTGTGCAAATTCGGTTTCATCACGTACAAAATGGTATGGTGCATACTCACCATACGCATTCGGACGGCTGATTGTCACCAGCTGGATTCCCTTTGGAGCTGCTGTCTTATTAAGTCCACGTTTCAATTCAACGAGCGCCTTACCATGTGTCGTTTTCAGCGCATAGCAACCATGCCCATTCTTATTTTTCGCAATCAGATAGCACATTGTTCAAGCGGGCTTTTTGCCAACAAGTTCTTCTACTTCCGAAATCGTCAAACCCGTATACTTGGCAACCTTGTCACAAGGAACGCCATCTGCCAACATTTCCAATGCGCTTTTCAATGCCTTTTTACGCTCTCCTTCGCGAAGCGCTTCTTCTCTTACTTCTTCAAAAGCTCTGCACATAGTTGCCACTCCTTTCGTGTCCTCTTTGAAATAGCGTACCCGCTGCGCCAGTACCGGATAATTCATATCATCCGGGTTTGTGCATGTAAAATCCTGCATCAAACGGCCCAGCTTGGTATCATCCTTGATTTGAGAGTTCACATAAATAATATGTGCTCCGTCTCCGAACGGCATTCCCGTTTCTTGGATTGTCCGTTCGATATGATAAATTGGAAGACCCGCTTTCAAAATATCATTTTCAGTAATAAATATCACATAGGTCTCATATAGCTGGTCGTAACGGTCACCCGGCTCCGTAATATTGGCATCCATCAAGCCGCTGTTGTAACGGGCTCGTCTGACCTCTGCGCCACGGTCGTTGCGCTGGATCTCGATATTATAGGCTTTATTCTGCTCATCCACAGCTAGAATGTCCAGTCGGGCCGAGCGACCTTGAATATTATTCAAGGCGTATTGACTGTGAACTTCACGGATTGTCAGGTCATCACGGTCTAAAATCACCTGAAGCAGAAACTCCGAACACTCTTTATCTTCAAAAACCTTCGTCATAAAGTTATCGTCGATAAGGCGAAGATTCTGAATCCGATGCAGATACTCTTCATGCTTCCGCTCAAAGTCCAACTCCTGCGGCGTCTTATTCTCTCCCATCGGCTCACCTACTTTTATATAACACTTGAATAAATCATTTGTCACATAAAGAATACCACAAAACCGTACTTTTTTCAAGGTGGCACAAAATTCACCCCGGCGGACCATCAAATGCTCCATTCAACTGCTATATACATTATTATAATGCATTTGTTTCATACAAATGTCACGCAACAGAAAAAGGACGGCCCGAAAGCCGCCCTTTCCCTTATATACCAACTTTTGATTCCGTCGCGGGTTTCTCAAAGCCAGTACGATTCCTTACCCTTGGTTCAGGATTTGGAACACGTACAAGTATTTCGTCCGGTTCGCAATCCAGCGCTTCGCAGATGAGGTCCAAATGATTCAGATTCATCCTCTCCGCGATTTCGTTGTAATAATCACTGATTGTAGTCGGCCGAATGCCTGTGGCGCGTGCCAGATCTGCTTGCGTCCATTTCAGCTCGCCTAGCTTCTTGGACAGTAAAATTCTAATCATATACTCGCTCGCTCCTTACAATAAAAGATATTCTTTTCTTCTGGAAAAATCAGGGAATTGTTAGATTATCACGAATTTTGTGATTCTTTATTGCATAAAAGCAAAAAAACGCCCCCGTCACCTGTTTCGACTTTTCATCTGACAGGTGACGGGGGTGTTGTCATTTGTTCCGAGTATTCAGTTCAGCAAGCTGCCGCTGGTCTGATTCTCTGTACCGTTCATCCACGCCTTCCAAATGGGAGAGACCGCGTTTCAGCTCTCCGTTCCAGTAAATCTGCCCAGTTTCCGTTTCCATCCGCTCAATGCCGGCACAAATGCAGGATAGCAGGTCGAATGTAGCCTTGCGGCTGTCCATCTGCAAAATATACCGTTCACGGCGTTGTTCATCTTCCTTTTCGCGCTTCTTGGCCGCACGGTCCGCCGCGCCCTTGATAAGAAGCTGATTCACGGCAAAGGAAATCGCGCCGCCCAAAACAGTTCCTAAGAACGCCAGCGCCGCCAAGAGCCATGCCGGAACGGTGACAGTAAACACTTCGGCTGTTCCTGCAAGCACCTGTATCCTCCTTTCAGTCGTCGGTGAGTGTCAGCAATTCGATCCATCTCGTGACGGGGAGACGGTCTAAGAGCCATTCCACGCACCATTTAAGCATCCTTCAGCACCTCCAGCCCTGCCTTGGCTGCATTAAAGGTCACCTGCACCACCTTCCGAATCAGGCTGTCCGTGACCAGAAAACGCAAAGGAGCAGGAACCTTTGCGCGCAGCCACGACACGACAACCGCCAAACGGGCTTCGCCCAGCTTGGTGCCAACGAACTCTTTTTCGGCCTTGGTGATGGCCTCAATCGCCCATTCGGCCAGCAGAGCCTTGTATCCCAGACGAATCATGCAGGCCGCAACAACGACCAACGCCACAGCCATAATAGCAACCGTAATGATAGTAGCAGTGTTCATACCTTATCCCTTTCTCAAAGCAGCTTAGAAAGCGCCGCCTTTGTCTGCGTTCCAACGATGCCGTCCGCAGTCAGATTGTGCGCTGCTTGGAACGCCTTGACGGCCTTTTCAGTGTTTGCACCGAAGATGCCGTCTTGGTTGATGCCCAGCGCTCCTTGAAGCGCGGCATTGTATAGCCGCTGCGGATAACCGCTGGTCGATTTTTTCAGATTTCCGGGGCCGAAGATTTCAGCCTCCCAGTTAGACGTATACGCTGCCGAACCGGGCATATTGGGGATTCCTGCATAATGATACACCGACACATAGCCCGTCTTAATGTCATTGATGCGAATTTCCCAGTGCAGGTGGCTTCCAGTACTGTGGCCCGTGCTTCCCTCGACACCGATAAGGTCGCCCGGCTTCAACTTCTGGCCTGCGGTCACGCTGATTTTGGACAGGTGTCCAAAATACATATAGTAGGCAGTCGTGCCGATCCGGACCACAACACGCTGGCCGAAGCCTTTCTTCGGGAGTGTCGCGCATTCCCAGCCGGCACGAACAACCGTGCCATAAATCGGGCAATAGATGTTCTTGTCGCTAATACCTACCAGATCATACCCTTGGTGGTACGTTCCATTCGCCCGCAGGTTGCGATACGCCTGTGATACCCTGAATGTGCCTTTATAAGGAGAAATCAACAAATCCACCTCCATTTCAAACAAAAAAGCCGTGCTGACCACCAGCACGGCTTCTCTCAACGTCTTATGGCATCATACTCGGCTTGCAGGATTGCTCTCTGCTCACCATATCCTTCCGGTTCTTCGCCTGTCTCAACAGAGATATCTTCCCATTCATCTAACAGACGAACCGCCGATGCCAGCAGAGCTTCGAGTTTTTGTTCTCGGCTCAAAACTATGCAGCACCTCCTCGCAGCCTCATTCACCAAGCATCTGGCAGAGCTTCTTATACTTTTCCTCGCTCAACCGGCCACTGGCATAAAACACGTCCAGCTTCTTACGTAGTCCCTTAGTTTTGCCGCGCTCAATCATCCGAGCGCACACTTCATACAGTTCCATTGTTCTACCTCATCATTCTGCTTCCGCCGTCATCCCCAACTCCAGCAAAGTCAGGCGATATTCTTGATCCACCACAAGGGTATCTGTGCTATCCTGTGCGGCCATCAGCTTGGCCATGGGATCCTTTGCATCCTCCGCAGCTTTTGCCTGCGCGAGCCAGCCTTCATACGCAGCATTCACATCGGCTACAAGGCCGTCATAATACGGCACTTCCAGCAGATATTCTTCGTACTCCCACCCTGTTACGGTCGCTTCCTGCTGAAGCTGCTCGTATTCGGTCGGGTTGGCAAAGAGCCTCACAATGGCGATTTCAGGCCGTTGCGGGTGGCGTTCTACCATACAAAGCCCATCCGGCTTTGCACTGCCTCTTACTTTCATTTCGTATCACCTCTTTCAGACGCTTGATTTTGATGCTTCGTATATACTTTTCCTTTACTCGGAAACTGTTACAGTGATTCAACTGCCCTGCACGAGAAAGAAATCCCGCCGCCTGCTGCACGGATACAGGAATACCCATTTTCTGCTTTTTCTGTATCCGTCTGGCCTGCCGCAGCATCCGCAAAAAATTTCTTCGCCGCAACGTAGTAAATCCATGCCAAAACCGGAATCCGACCGCAGACACCGCCCGGGGGCGACCTTTCGCTTTTCGGGCAACGGCCGTGCGATACACTTGCCAATTCTCTTTCACCGCAAGTCCGAGTTCGTCTCGTAAAAATTTCTCAGCCGCAACCCGCGCCCTGTGCAGCATCCGTTTATTTGGCCCGAGCATTGTGATGTTGTCCATGTACCGAGTGTAATATTTCACACCTGGCATCCTAGCTAACATCCAGTCGAGTTTTTCCAGATAAAAGTTTGCTAGCCATTGACAGATGTAGTATCCGATAGCCAGCCCCTGCCCGCAGCTCTTGAGAATGGCCCAGATGAGCCGAAGAAACCGCTTGTCCTTGATTTTGCGGCCAAGGGCGCGGATGAGTCTCCGGATTGGGACGCTCGGGTAAAAGTGTCGGATGTCCATCTCGCAGGCATATCTGGTCCCTTTGGGGTCGCAGCTCATGGCGTGAGCAAGGTACTTGCGTATCCTTGCGCCGCCCCGCCCCGGAATGGACGCGCAGCTGTATGGGTGCATCCCGCGCATCAGGACAGGCTTCATCGCCTCCACGAGAAGCCGGTGGACGATGCCGTCCGGCCAGAATGGCACAATCTTCAGCTCCCGCTGCTTCTGGCTGCTGTTGTCATAAATTGTCTTGAGCTTTGGCCGGGTCGGAACATAGCTTCCCTCTGAAAGAATTTTGTAAGTCCGCTCAACATACTTTTCCAGATGTGTCAGCACCTTTCTGACTTCGCGTCGCCGGTATTTGTGGCGAGCCGAATCGAGGATGACAACTCGGATGAGGTCTTTGTCGAGCATCTTATCGTACAAATAGCCTACTCTTTTCGGCATGACAGGATGATTCATCTCCTTTTTCGCTTCGCTGCCGTCCGAACCATAGAGGTCTACTAGGCTGCGTCCTGTTGCGAAAATTTCCACCATGTGGTGTGGGAGACCCTGCGCAAAATGTGGAGAAGAAAAAGGTGTCGAGCGCCGATGTTGCTGTTCGAGTTGGACGAGCTGTTGTTGCCGTTGAAGTAGAACAGGCCCGCATTCGAGCCGTTGTCCCAGTTGCCGCCCACATACAGCACAAGCCAGCGCAGAGCGCAGAGAATCCCTATTTTTTAAGTTTCTGCCTCACTTGGCAGGAATCGATGATTGTAAAGCTTCTGGGGGCTGCGGCCCCCAGTCCCCCTCAGGGGACGAAAAGGAGTCGAGCGCCGATGCTGCTGTACGAGTAGGACGAGCTGTCGTAGCCGTAGAAGTAGAACAGGCCCGCACTCGAGCCGCTGTCCCAGCAGCCGCCCACAAACAGCACAAGCCAGCCGCTCGAAGTCCACGAGTAGTCCGGGATGTAGGTGGTCTCGCTGCCTCCGGCAGACGAGGGGTAAATAGCCCACGGTGCAGTTGTGGATGCTCCAAGAGCGCTGATGTATCCGCTGGAAGAAGCTCTGGTTCCCGCATTGGTGTATCCGTCGGAGGTGTCATCGGCGTATTTCGCGGGGTCGGTACAGACATAGACCGTGCTGCCGTTGAAGTTTACGCCGTCCACCCAGTCGAAGACGTTGCCCCACGGGTTTTCGATGTGCCTGTACTGGACGGCAGTTGCACCGTCCGTGCCGTAAGCTCTGCCGGTATGATAGGTCATGACATCGGTACCGCCGGAGGAAATTGCCGAGCTGCCGCTGCTATAGCCCTTGCCGATTTTGCTCTGGGTGTCCCAGTTGGCGTACTCTACGATGTAGAGCAGGCCGATGGCGCACCAGCTTGCGTAGTCGTACTCATACCAGCCGGAGCCTTTGCTCTTTGCGCCGCTGCGGGCAGATGCTCTGGTGATGCTTACCAGCGGAGACATTCCGGTGCGCGAAACATGGCCGGAGCCGGTATTGTAGCGACCGACGTATCGGCCAGAGCCGGGGTGCTTGTCCCACCCGGTCTTCTGCTTGTCAGCGATGTAGTAGTACCGCTTTTTTCCACTGGCGTCGTCCACGATCTTGTACCAAAAATCCGGGATGTGGACGACTACATCACCGTTGCTGCTCCTGCTGAAGCCGTTCTCGCCCTGCTTCGGGCCAACGGCGTTGCTCGCGATGTTGTACTCCTGCATACCGGCCCACGGGGCATAATCGTCAAAGGGACTACTGCCAGAGCCGGTACCAACAGCGGCCACCGGTTCGCTTGTGATATCAATGTTCACGAAACCGTTCGGGTCATTTTCCTGCCCCAGTCTTGTGCATACAGTAGAGCTGGCCCCATAATTCCAGCATACGCCAAAAACTCGAACATAGAAAAGTTTGAGGGTATACTCCCCACCCAGTTCAGTTTCGGCACTGTCCTCTGCAGTGTACTCATTCAGCACTGCCTTCACCGTCCATCGCCCGGTGCGAGGTAACGCCGTATGGTATACACCGTCCTCGCCCACCGTAGCCGTAATGATGCCGGTTCCATCCGTAATGGTCAGATTGCTTCCGGCATCCACCGTAATAGTCAGGTTCGGCAAAATCAAATCGCCTACCACTTTCGCGTCTGCCGATCTTCCAGCGATGGTCAAGCTGGCATCCGGCGGCGCACTGTCTTCGCCCTTCGGGCCTTGAGGGCCGGTGTCGCCGGTGTCGCCTTTCTCTCCCTTCGGGCCGGTTTCGCCGGTGTCGCCCTTCTCTCCCTTCGGGCCGGTTTCGCCGGTGTCGCCCTTCTCTCCCTTCGGGCCGGTTTCGCCGGTGTCGCCTTTTTCTCCCTTCGGACCGGTTTCGCCAGTGTCGCCTTTCTCTCCCTTCGGACCGGTTTCGCCAGTGTCGCCTTTCTCTCCTTTCTCACCCTTTTCGCCTTTCTCTCCCTTACAGTCGCCCGCTGCAATGCCCTTCAGAATCTCATTCTGGCGTTTGATTTGATCTGCAAGCGCCTGACCTGTTTCATCGCTCATCGGATGATTGATGAGTTCCCATGTGTCATCCATTTTCTTTCCCCCTTTATATGGAAAAATATATTGTCACAGCAGCACCGCAGGAGATTATCGTGCTATAGTGTTGCCATGCCACAATGTACATAGCTGCTTGCTTTCGCTTCTCAGATTATAGCAGTCCAACATCTGCAAAGCTGATTTTTGTTAGAAAATCACGAAATCTGTGATTTCAGCTGCTTCTCCGGATAAAAAACGAGAATCGCCCATCGGCATCCGGCCCAAATGCAAAGTTGGTGGATGACGCAGAACCCGCCGCTTGATTTGCAATATCAAGCGTCCTATTCATGTAGTTCAACGTGTTTCCCTCAGCAGCTCGTGCCTCTGTCGCGCTGTCTCTCGACGCACGTTCATTTGCCGACGCCGATGAAGCACATTCGGCGGAAATTTTCTCAGACTTATTGGCCGCGATCCTACTGGCTTCAGCAGAGGAAGCGCTATTTGCTGCCGCCTGTTCTGAAGCACTGGTGTTTGCCACAAGCTGCTTGATTTCGTCAACGCTTTTCAGCAAAGCGTCTGCCACATCCTCGCGCAAAGCATACATGAGCCGCCACTGGTCCGCTCCATCCAGAACATACACAGCTGCCATCTCAATGCAGTATGCAATGCTCGTCGGACGGGCAAGCCTCTTCACCTTGTACGATGCACCCGTCGATTGGCTTGTAGGCAGGTCCGCGATGTCAGACATCTTATCCACATAAAATTGATACCAAGCATCAGTTTCTGTTTCCAGCTTGGTATCGGCAATGAGGATTGCCATTGCACTCCCTCCTTTCAGCTAATCCCGATTTCATCAGCAAACTTCATAAGCGCCGCCGTCTCAATGTGCATCAATTCCGCCCATTTCTCGGCGGGCAGAATCTTCAGCCCATCTTCGGCCGGAAGTCTCACCTCGATAGGGAGACAGTCTCCGATTTCCAGATAACGGCGATTGTGATAGTAGCAGCTTGCCAGAACGCGCGCTTTGTGCGCCCAACAAATGGCTGTGGAGCGTTCATCGGCCGTACCGAATAATTCATAGTTAAGGCCGCTACACCAGCCACAGCCAGCCGATACAGGGCATTCTAAGCACTCCTGCGGAGATTGGGATGTACGCGTGATGGCGTCCAGCTCTGCTTTTGCCTGACGCTGAGCTTCCGTGGTATACAGACCATCATAGACACTGCCGAAGCGGACTTTCTGCGATTTTTCCTCGCCAATGGAAATCGGGGCATATCGAATGCAGGGATAAGCCGACCCGTCCGGCGCAAAGCTCAACATCGCACCGGTGCCGCCGCAGAAATTAGTGTCATCCTTGGCCTGTCCGCCCAAAAGGTCGTCCAGCATCGTAATCGTGACATCCATTCGTCGGGAAATAATGTAGTCAGAGACTGTCTGCATCTGCTCATACAGTGCACGGCCATCTTCGGGAGTGTAGACAGGTTCGTAAGCGTAGTTGCAAGCGATTTCCACGCATCCCTCATCCAGCATCATTTTGATGCTGTCGGCAATGTACTGAAAAGATCCCGGAACAAAGGTCATCTTGGACGTAAGCCACCCAAAATCCTTTTTTCCTGCCTGAAATGCTTTCCATGCCAGCGAAAAGCTGCCAACCCCATGCTCATCCACTCTGTACTTGTCATGCAGCTCTTGAATGCCGTCAATGCTGACAGTCACAGACATCATCTCATGATATTTTGCGAACAGGTGCTGCGCCGCCGGAGAAAACCACAACTTGCCATTCGTCGCAAAGCTGATTCTCGTGAACGGCGCAAGCGGAATCTCTCGGCGGTAGCACTCTGAAAACCAGTAGTCGCAGATGTGCTCAATCAGTTCGGCTTCAAGCAACGGCTCTCCGCCAATAAAATCCAGCACAACTGCCCGCGTATTCTGATTTACGAAATCAGACTCATTTTTCTCGTACAGGTCAAGGATGTAATCTACGACCTTTCGCCCGGTCTCGATGCTCATTCGCTCAACGCTCTTGTGGTGCTCATAGCAGTATGAACACCTGAGATTGCACCCGCTTGTCACTTGGAACGTAATGTTCCGGCAACAGACGCGGTTCTCGGCCGCAGTATCGCGCGCGTACAGTCTTTGGACCATGTTTCCATAATCCTCAATTCGCCGTTGCTTCAAGGAGAACGACCTCCTCTCGAACAAAATCAAACCTGTACTGCACACCCGCCGACGTCTGATGGTCAAGATACCGGGAGAGCACCATTTCCTGCACCATCTTCAGCTTCATTTGAGCCGCACGGCACAGTTCTGCATAATGGCGGATCACCTTTGCGGTTTCCGGATTTGCATCCGCGTTAAGCTGACGGCACAGAACCGCCATCAGCGCTTCAAAAGAGCTTGCTTCATAGTAAGCTCGCTCCACTGCTTCGCTTTCCTCCGTGGTCAATTTAATGGCTTTCATATTCTTCTCCTTAGCAGGCATCCATCTTCGGGAGGCGGTCTGCGATCTGACGGTAACGGTCACGAATCTTGTTCATGGTTTTCATGGCGTCAATCAGTTCCCGGAGATTGCCGTTGAAGTCCAGCCGCAGATACTCAGTAAGCACCTGCAAAAGATACCACATCGAAAAAATGTCAGCATCCTCAGTGCAGTTATAGCTTGCCGCGCCTTGAATCGTTTCTGCACATTTCAGATTTTTTGTCACCGGGTTGCCAGAAAAATTGAATGTGCGCGCCGCCAGCCCGATGGATAGAAGATTCTTCCGTTCATCGGGCGCTTCAACCCCGCACGCCTCCAGCGCAGACAGAACCACCGTAGAGCAGTAAACCACCCAATCATCAAAGTCCGTTGCGTCCAGCGCACAGAGGGTACCCGTGTAACCAAGACACCACAACAACTTGTCCTCATTATTCGGCGTTGCCGCAAGCAGAACGCTCCAATCGTCTGCTTCAATGTTCTCTTTTGCGAGCAGCTTCAGAAGCGGAAGATTCCTGAGATAGGATTCTTCCGTTCCTGCATCTGCATTCTGTGCAAAATGAAGCGTTGTCTCCATTTTGATTTCTCCTTTCATCACGATTTGCTCCACAGAAAGCCAGAGCAACCACTACAACCACCGCTGCAGGATCCGGAGCAGTCATCTGCGCACGTTGAACTGCATCCCGTGCAAAAGACGTCACAGCCGCTTCTGCATTGAGAGCCACAGCCTCCAGAACAGCCGCCGGAGCAATGGTTAGAGCAGTCACTTCCGCAGTTGAATGCACAACCAAGGTTCACACAGCTGCCGGAGCAGTCATTCGCACACGTCGAACTGCATTGCTGGATACATTTACTTGAGCAATTATCAGAACAGCTGCTTCCACAGCCGCCCTCACAAGTCGAAGAGCACCCATCACACGAACCAGAGCAGCCGCCCGAACATCCGCCGGAGCAGGAACCAGAACAGTTATTTGCGCAATTCTTCGTGCAAGTTGTGTTACAGCCTCCGGTGCAACTTCCAGTGCAGCTTCCAGTGCAGCTTCCCGTACAAGAACCAGTACAACTGCCGGCACAATCATTCGCACACGCTCTAGTGCAAGAGCCAGTACACGACCCCGTGCAGGGCCCCGTGCAGGACCCCGTGCAAGTGCTGGAGCAGTTATTTGCACACGCTCTAGTGCAGGTTCCCGTGCAGGACCCCGTGCACGTTCCCTGGCAGCTCCCCTTGCATCCGCCAGCGCAATCATTGGCGCACGATGCCACGCAAGACCCAGTACAGTTCCCCGTGCAGGAGCCGGTGCAACTCGTGCAAGCCGTATTGCATCCCGTGGAACACAAGCCAGAGCAGCGGCCAGAGCACCCGCTTGATGCAGCATTTTCCGGGATCGCGCTCAGCTCGCTTAGCACTGCTGCCGCTTGGCTCAGCCTGCTTGCTGTGATCTGCGCCCCATTTTCGGGTGTGATCGATGTTCCTTTGATCGCATCCAGCGGCTTTGTAATTTTTTGGATATGTTCGTTTTTGATGTACGCTCCAGCCGTCGGTTGCGTCGAGAAGTCGTATGCAGAGCCGTTATAACTCGCCATACTGCCAACGCTCTGCCCTCGTGCTGTTCCCTCTGTTTTTCCGCGTCTCCCTACCTCGGCCTTGAGCAAGGCTTTGATTTCCGCATAGTCCGAGGGGTAGACTTTTTGCCCCCAGTTAGCCATTAAGCACCTCTCACTCTGACTTTGAGCCGCCGTTGTTCGGTCAGATCGTCACCCTCGACCGCATAACCAACCACTTTGCACGGGTCAACATATTCGCACGGTTTCGCCGCACGACCAACACCCGGAATATGGGAAAGTACAATGCAGTCTCCCGTGTTCACCGGGCCAATAACCTTTGTGTGGACACGTCCGGCAAGCGAAACCGGGATAAAAAGGGGAAGATTCTTTTCCAAGAAATCCTCCCCATCATTGACCTGCTCTCCGCCGATCAGCATCCCGTATTCGTCCGAATGGATTCCGGCAATGCGGCTCGAAAGATTTGTGGCTTTGACATATTTTTCTTGCTGGCTGTTAGTATCCAGTGCAATAATGTCACCCGGCTCAGTATCCTCGCCGCGGGGCATCAGCTCTGCGTAGTCGTTGTAGACCGCTTCAAACACTCGTTTCGCATGAATGTCCTCACTCGCAGTCATCGATCTAAAATGCGCATCTCCCGCAGAGCCGACGTAGTGCATCGTACCATTTGCAAAATAGACCGTTCCCGTAAAGGTGCCGCCTGTGTTCCGCATGGCTCCAAGAGCACGACACGCATCAGCAGCGGTGCCCGCACCAGTGCCGCCGCGTTCAATCGGCAAATTCCCGCTTGTAATGTCGCTCGCCGCATGGCTGTGCTTAGACAGAGCAAATGCGGCCGCATGCTTTCCATCCAGCATATCCGCGTTGCACCCAGACATAAGCCCATACTGAGAAAGCAGGGCCACAATCTGTTTTGCCGTAAAGCTCTCTTTCGGCAATGCTGCATTTGCCGTATTCTTGACCGCCGAAACATCCGAAATGTTCTGATTCAGCAGTACAGACAGAATATAGAACACCATGTTAAACTGTTGACTCGTTGGCTTGCCGTTCAAGCCGCCAACGATTGCGGCCCAGCCATTTCGCCAATCGTCAATCGAAATTTCCTGCCGAACGCCTCCAACCGAGAACGCCACCTTGGAATAATCGATCAGTTCCGCTCCCGAACGTGCATCCGCCATAGAATCACCCCCTGTTAATTGATGGACTGGGCAAACATACCCTCGCCAAATCCCGCAACTCGCGGATTAAGATCCACGAAGCCAAATGTTTCTGCATCCTCAGTTGAGCAGTTGATCCTGACTCTCACGCCCGCCGGATGGACCACCAAGTCATGCGTTCCCAAAATGGACAGAACCAAATCCGAGAACGGCGCGGAAATCGAAAGGTAAATGGTCGCCGGCACATCGCGGCGCTCACTGTATACAACTTCCGTCGCTCCAAAAATAATTTTGGTCGCTTCGATAATCTCATTCGGCGTACAGCGGCACGAATTAACGTAAGCCTTGTACTTCAAGCAGACCCGATAAATATCATCGTTGTCTGCCAGCTCTCGGCTTCCAATCATCGCTCCCGCCTGCTGACGAGTAAGGCATACCAGCTGGCCAATTCGGTTGAGCAAAATGCCGTTGCATTTGTCGATGTTGTTAATCCACTCGAATCCGCCCAGTGCGAGCATCAAATGTTCGTACTCAGGCGCAAAGGCCCAAACGATGCCGTCCAGCACAGACATTTTCTCTACTCTAAGCGGCTTTTCGCTCAGTGCTTCAAATGCCATCGTTTTACCCCCTGTTCGCTGTTCTTTGCAGAATCCATTTTCCCTCAGAATTCTTTCTGTAAATGGTCAACGGACTAATCACTCTCGCCGTACTGCCCATCACGCAGTTGTCAGGAAGATTTTTCAAGTCCTCCAGCGTGTCGCACACATAATCTCCCAAACAGCTTTCCTCATACGATTCAAGCTGAAATTGCGTCGGGAGCTTAGCGTACATCTCCTTATACGCCGAAATCATGCTTTCACCACCCGAATTCCGTTCATCGTGACAACTGGCTGCTGGTTGATGCTGACCGGAACGACGCCCGTAAGCATAGCACTGTCTGCCACGCCCTCAATGTCCGGCTTTTTGGAAAGAACGCCCCGAATCTCGATATAATCGACTCCAGACACATTCTCCATGATAGGCCGGATGAACTTCTGCAGCCTAACCGATGTTCCCGCCGAAAGAATTTCTTCCATCAGCAGAGATTTGATTCTCGCTTCAAAGTCATCATCCAGACCACCAGCGCTCGTAACTTTGACCGACAGCAGCAAATAGACATCGTTGACGCGGGTAAACTCAACATACTGGCGCGTTCCGTTTATGTCGGTGGCATAAGCGTAATGGCTTCCATACGCCCTAATTCCACCGGATTTGTTTTCCCAGATGATGCCCGCAACATCTTCATCCGAGCCACCTTGCACAACAATTTCGATACAGTGCGGCGGACGACCCGCCGCATCCTTTTCATCATTGTCGTTTTGATAGCCCGAAGCAAACGTCACGCCCTCTACATCGCTGTAAAGCAACGACACAATGGCATTGACTGTTCCTGTACCGCGGCTTGCCACGCGGTTGGTATAGCTGGTGCGAGCCTCAGAGTCTTTCTGGGTCAACCTGCCCTTTATGGGCGGGATCTCATTTATGCAGGAATCCCAACCGTCAACAGAAGTCACAATTTGGTTAATGGTTTTATCTGCCTGCACATAGCTTCCGTATTCGACGCTCTCGAAAAGGATATTGCTGGTCACGTCAACAACCGTAATGTACCTGCAAAGAGACGCAGAAAAGCTGTCAGCCGCACCAGAAGCCGACAGCACAATCGTGTGGTTTCCCTGTTCATCCGTGGAATCTTCGACCTTGATTCCAAACTTCGTGAGCGCATCGAATTTCTGAAGCTCTGCCAGGATTTTTGTGTAAGCATCACTGTACGAACTCACCGAAAGCTGTTTTGTGATGCTGGCCGACTCGGAATAGCTTCCCACTTCACCCGAAGTCGCATTTCTGGACACGCCAAATTCAAACGTAATCGTTCCGCTCACGCTTTCGATTGGCCGAATGCCGATTCTTCTCCAGTTTGCACTGGAAATCGTGGACACTCCTTTTGCCTGAAACTGGCGCTGTGGATATGTACTCGACTGCACCAAAGCGCCCGCCGGAATCACCGTACCCTCACGCCCGGTACAGGACAGCGTATATTTTGTGCGCGCCTGCCCGATGCGGTTGACGCCGCCAATCTGCATGGCGTTGTCCAGTGCGATTCCCTCGGCGGTATTCGGGAAGAGCTGCTGATAGCTAGCCGCAAATGCTTCCCACAATTCTGCCGGGGCATCGGCAAAAATCGTAAAAAGCACATTCATAAGGCTCTGCGGATTCTCGGACGGGTTTACACCGATTTCATCCTCAAATCTTTTGCAGGAGTCATTATAGATTTCGTCCAGCCGCCGCATCGAAAAGCCATCAGCTGTTATTCCATACTCCATGAGAAAGCTCCACCTCACTTTCCACCTCTCCCTCCGTCGTTTTTGCGGTAAACTTCGCAGAGAGTGTTCGTTTTTTCTTGTCCATTGCAAGATTTATCGAACCAACGCTTGTAACACCAGACACGCTTAAAATCTGGTCACGCAGCGTTTTTTCGATAAGTGCTTGGTTTGGCATCTTGACTAAAATCGACTCAAAATAAGGCACACCCATTTCAGGATTAAAGACCCACTCGCCTTTAATCCACCTCAGCTTGATTTGAATGCCCTGCCGAACCGAGTCGATGATTGTAAAATCTCCGCTCTCGTTTATCAGCAGGTCTCCGCTTTTGGAAAGCGCAAGGTCTTTCAAAGCCATTACACAGGTCCTCCAGTCGGCCCATGCACACCGACGTGCGTGTGCGTATTCATCACAATTCCGCCGAGCGTTAATGTACCGGAAATCGTCACGTTTCCCGTCACCGAGATATTGCCATTCACCTTGGTATTCCCCTTGATGTTCAAATTCGGAGACGTCACATCAACACTCGAAGATGATGCCGTAACAGTCGTGCTGCCTTTTTCCATTTTTATGGAATCAGATGTCACCGTAACTTTGGTATCATCCTTTTTGATTTCGATTTTGTCTTTCGTGACCGTGATAGTGGAGCTGGGTGCAAACATTATGGCCGCTTCTTCGCTCCCGGCCTTTTTCACCTGCTCACCCGGCGACTGGTAAAGGCCCGGAAGCAAAGCCGCATTCGAGAGATCCCATTTGAGGTCTGTTCCTGAGCCGCCCTCGTTGAAGAGAGCAAGGCACCCGTCATCCGACTTCACTGGAAAGGCAAAGCCGACCGTTCCACCTGCTCCACAGGGCATCAGAATGATGGCGCCTGATATTTCCGGGTAAGGAACTTCTCGGCCATCATCCGTTGTCACCTTGAGGTTAGGGGTGAGCTTCGCAGTATGGTTATTCTCTACCTTTCCAACCTTGGAGGGTGCAGAGGTATGAATCGAATCTTCCATCAGCCGCCCAACAAGGGAAGATACTGCATCAAGAAAATCCTGTTTCACGTCACTTCACCTCCACAAACAGCGCTACACATTTCCAGTCGTCGCCCTCTGTGTCGCCAGTAAATTTGATTTTGGACGCCCGATAATTGCCCTTGTACGGCTTCGAGTCAACTTTCACATAATCGTCCACTTGGATATGACCATTAAGTGCATAGGTGACTTCGATGCCCTTTTTCGCCTTACGCTTGGAAGCATTACTGCTCTTTTTATCGCTCGTCGATGCAGACTCAAAGACGGGTTTCGGAGAGCCAATGAGGCCCGTGCTTGCGGACAGCACATAAGCGGCCATCGTTATCGGCTCGTCCAATGCGCAGATTTGGACAATTCCGTTTTGCAAGCTCCAGCGCATTTTGCTGCGGTTGCAAACCCTTTCAATCAAGGTCTTTCCTGCCCCTACAAACGCAAAATTCGTGAAGTCTATCAACTTAGCGGACTTTGAGAATTTAACCTCACAGCCCATAATCTGCGCCGCGTCACGCACGATTTTATCTCCCGAAACCGTACCGGAATAGCTGAGGCTTACCGTGTTGTCTCGGCACGATGTAAAGCTGTCCACAAACTCTATTGTGGTTTGCTGATCGGCGCCGCTCTGCTCAGTTTCAAAGTACGTCAGCGTTCCGCCCATTATCGTGGGCAGGTCGTCCTTGTACCCTGCACTCAGCTCAATCAAGCAGTCCTCTTGTTCCAGTAGGCGCAGGGTCTCATCTGCCAAATTCCACAGCGTAATTTTTCCGGTGTTGGAGCTTGAGCTGTCACCAACTTCGCAGGAGAATTGACACCGAAGCGCCCTGCCTGTTGACTCATTCGGCTTGCCGAGTTCTCGGCCCATGGAATTGTTCTTTCCGATTCGTACTCTGTACTGACGGTCAAAGTTTTCCATCACTGCACCCCCATCTGTTCAGCCGGCAGATAGTATAGGTGAGCCACCGCATCAACAAAATCCTGCCTCCCGATGCGTTCCTTGTCCGTTTGAACGCCAAGGATTCCCGGCGGGCCGTTCGAGTTGAGATAGTAGAAGTTCCAGATCGTCCCCGGCACGAGCTTTGCCATTCCGATTTTCATCTGCATATCTGCATCGTAGGTACTCAGCATCCAAAACTCTCCGTAAGCATTCCATGTAACCCGGAGGTAGTAGTATGTGCCGTCAAGGTTTACGCGCATTACCGAATCATTGCGGTCTGGAACAGAAATCTCGTAGTATTCCATTTGCACACCTCACTTGAAAAGGCCAATGGCTTTTGCACCAGAACACAAAATGCTAGATTTTGTGGCTTTTTCGTCTTTCTGTGTACCAGATGTAGACGATGAGCTTTTCTGTCCAGCGCCCGTGTTTTTCTTAGATGTTCCTCCGCGAATGTACTTCACGCTGATATTTGCCATATCGGTGGAGTTGATAGACGCTTGCTTCAGCTTGATGGTCAACCGGGTACTACTGCCGTCCTCAACCGTTCGAGGGGCCGTAATACTCGTGATGCACATATTCTCGTAGCTGTCGCCAGCCGCGGTAAACTGCACCGGAGTCTTTTTCAGCCACAGCTGACGAAGCTCTTCAATCATCGTCTCAACACGGCTTGACGATGCCGCGTGTTGCTCAGCCCATGTGACAGGGCTGTTGGTAATGATGGCTTCGATTTCCAGCTCACGGGGTTTTAGGCAGATGTTGTCCGTGATGGAGTATCCTTCCTCTGTTGCATACTCCGGCACATCACTGGTCATCGTTTCCGACCTCTTGATGATTGCATCGAACTCGAATCCGCCGAGGGACGCAGGTTGCTTTGCCAGCACAGCGCATCACCTCCCGTAATTCAACGCTCTTGCCAATTCATCCGTGGACTGCGTTTCCTGCGAACGAACCGTGGTGCTCAGACGGTCAGCAGCGCTTCTTTCCGTGACTTGGAATGTGTACTGCTGCTTATTTTCCTGCTTCACGTTGATTGACTTATTGTTGGTGGTCTGGGATGCCAAAGGTGCCGTCATCACGGTCTTGCTTGAGACAGCATTTCCGCCCGATGCAAGTGCTCCAACAGCCGTTCCAATGCCAGAGCCAGAAGAGCCATTATTGCGCTTCTTAGGATTTGGCTTCGTCGTCCCGTCGCCATCCCCATCCCCATCGCCATCATTTCCGTCGAAAAATCCCTTGATTCCGCTCCAAAGATTTTTAGCCCACTGAATTTTCTCTCCGAACCAATTAAAGAATCCTTTCAGCAAATTCCATGCGCCATTCATAGAATCCACCAGCGGATCCCACAATTCACCGAAGACAATTCGCCCTGCATCATTCAGCAAATCAAGGAAATCCTGCCATAAATCTTTGCACCCTTGGAGAAATTGCGTGAAATCCTTAGTTTGAAATCCAGTAAGGAGACTGCCCAGTAAACCAAAGAAATGCCCGCCAAGAGATATAAGGTCTGCGGCCAAAGACGTGCATCCCTGCCAAAGCCATTGCAGAACTGCAAGCACACTATCGCCGTGCTCGTTCCAAAATTGCTTTAGATTGCCAAGGGCATCCTTGCCGAATTGCTTTGCATTAGAGAAGAAATTAGAAATTTTGTCCCTGAGCGCATCGACATCCACGCCAGCATCGCTTAAGAAGCGCCCTAAGACGCTATCCCCGCCCTGCAAGAACGTGAACACATCTTCAAGCACCAAGAACAGCAGAAGCCATTTTGCGGCCGCGAGCGCCGTTTGGACATTAAATCCTTTCAGCAGCTTTACGGCCCCGCTAAGAAACGACAGCACCTTGTTCCCGTTTGTTGCAAGGAAGAGTGCCGTTGCCGCCAGCGCAATTAACTTCAGCAGTTGTTCCACGCCGCCCAGCTTGTCTGAAACGCTCTTGAGCCACGATGTAAATTTCTGCGCTTTCCCTATCAGAAAATCACTTATATTTTTTATTTCGGTTCCAATGCGGGTCGTAATATTGAACATATCGTCCATGCCCGCAATCCAAAGTCCCCACTGATTTCTGACATAGGTAAGAGCGTCTCCAATTCCAAAGCCAAGTTCATCAAAGTTCTTTTGAATATCGCTTTCTGCCGCGAAGAACGCATCTTTCAGTTTCTTGGCCGAAAGTTTTCCGCTCTCTGCCAGCTTTTGAAGCTGGGCCTCCGATACTCCCACTGCGGAAGAGATGGCATTGACGACCTCCGGGGCCTTTGACTTCAAATTCGCAAAACCAGTTTTGTCCAGCTTTCCAGAGGACATGGCCTCGGTCAAAACGTCCATAGCGCTGTCTATGTTCGCTTCCCGGCCAGCACCCTTTTCGAGCTTTTCAACCAGCGAAACAAATTTCACAGCATCGTCCACAGGGAAAAGTTTGCCGTTCTGCTGGATTAACTTTGTAACGCTTCCAGCCATTGCGCCATACTCTTCCCGACAGTCTTGCGCACCTTTCAGAATTTTCTGCTGAATTTCCGATTGGTCGCCCAACTCGCGGGTTGCGCCACGAATCGCATCGTTAATGCCACCAAATTCTTCTGCTAAGCTCCTGAGTTGCGCCAGAGAGAATCCTATGCCAAGCGCTCCAAGCGTTTTCTTGGCATAATCCTTGATTTCATCTATCGCACTTTTAGCATTTTGTGTGCCCTTTTGGTCCGGCTTAAACTCAGGAAGCTTTTCCGTTTCGCTCCGTGCCTTTTGAGCCTTTTTCTGGATTTCGTCAATGTTGTCATTGACGCTTTTTTTCACTTCATCCGCAACGCCCTGAACGGTTTTTATTCCAGACTTTACACTTTCAACAGTGTTTTTCACCTGCTGGACAGTGCTATGGTCAATGCGAAATCCGATCTGATTGATAAACTTTCCAATCACCATTTCTCTCGCTGCCATCCAATCACTGTCCTTCCCTCTCGGCATATACGGATTTCAGATATTCTATATCACGCTCCATCATCATCAAATCGTACAATTTCAGAGCTTCGTCGAGGTTGTACTCTTCTTTTAATTCGGTCATTGTTGCCACTCGTTCCCGGATGAGCGTATACAGTATCCACTCAAGGCCCGTTACTTGGGCTCGGTCAAGCTCTCCGTATTTTTCAAGCGCATCCCCTTGTGTGCGCTCATGAGGCGTCCAAAGAGGGTGCCGATATCGCCGAAAAAACCGCTAAAATTCTGCTGAATCACTGCGGCACACAGGCCAAGAGCGCCAGCAAAGGCCATGCAGAAGATTTCGTCAAAGTCGTCCTCTGTCATAGGACGCCACTTCGATTCATCTTTATCGAAGAAACTGACATTGCTGTGCTCCAAAAGAAGTTCCGAAATCAACCGAGTCAGCGTCTTTCCGTTGATGTTGCTCAGCGCTGTAACCAGAGACTTCGTATCAAGGTCAACGCCCTCGAAAATATCAAGGTCTGCGCTCTCCTCGTCTCCACTGGACAGTGCCACCGTGCCAATGATGGGAAGAACCACCGCCGCGACATCACCGAAGATGTATGCCGCATTCATAGCACCCAGAGGGCGAATGCGAAACGTATAGTCTCCAACTACCGTTTCCTGCATCTCCATCCGTTTCATTTTCATGTTACATCATCCTTTCTTATTCCGAAGTAAATTCGCCCACGCACCGAATGGTCCACTCCTGATCGCCACCCTTTGCGCCGTATACGATGGGCGCGGGTTTGGACACCCATGCCTTAGATGCCGTAAATTGGGGGTTGTCTCCCAAATCACGAATCATCAGCGGGAAGAAGTAGCCGCCGGAGGACTGTTTTTGCAGGTTGTAGTACTTGCGCAGCACTGCGTTCGTCTTGGAGCCGTACTTGAAGTTCATCTTAACTTCATAGCGGGGGTCGTCGGAGTTAGAGACTACGACCTCACCGTCGGCACCCGCCTCATCGGTGATGCCGTCGCCCTGCTCCGTGATGGTGATGCAGTTATCCGCTGCAAAGCCGCTCGGCATATGGGAGCCGATTGCGCAGATGACATTCTTAAAAGAATAAACGTGAACACTGCCACGAGCCATTTAGCACATCTCCTTTCGCTTAATAATTCAGCGTACCGCTGATTTCCGTTGCGATCAGCGCACCCGCCAACCGTGCCGTCCATTTTACTTTCGGCAACACACGGGTCTTGCGTGTTGCTGCATCCAGCTCCGCGGCCTTCGGTACGGTGATGGTATAGGACGGGGTGACCGTCCCGGTTGTTTCGTCGCTGGAGGGCCGTGCAATGCCGCCAGCTTCCACGCCTGCATCCAGCGCCGCAGTAACGGCATTCTGAACCAGACCGATGCCGGGATCCGTGTAAGGGATTTTGGGCAGAGACAGCATCAGATTGATAACATTCTGCTGAATCTGAGTCTTGAGCCAATCGCGGAAGCGAATCGTATCAATCCACTCACCCGCAGACACCTTGCCGCCCTGCACCATTGCCTGACTGCCGATTGTGGTATAGTACGAGACATTGCGGCTTTCCAAGTTGGCGACGTCCGTGGTGGAAAGGCTCTGTGCCTCGACCATGCTGAGAGACTTATACGCCCACAGTTCGCTACCCGGCTCATACGACAAAAACTTGGCCGCATATGCCGCATTCACGCAGTCGTTTTCTTTCGTTGCGTGAACGACGGCCGTGCGGAACATTGCATCAGAAACAGGCGATGCAGAAATGCCCGTAGTCTCGCAGACACAGAATTTCTCGTTGGATTCTGTCCAGTCTGCGATGCTCTGATAGAAGTCCTCCTTGATGCCCGCCGGGCAGATGCAGTACCACCCCGGCACCGCCTTTGCACGGTCAAGGGTGGCGTCCACCTTTTCCGTCGAACCAGAGGTGGTTTTCTGAACGGCCACCATCACCATGGTAGCTTTGGGCGACTGGGCAAAGACCTTGGATGCGGCGATATAAACCGGGTCGTCCGTCGAGAAGCCGGCACTCTTCAGATCCTGCGTACCGGTATAACCAGCAACATCGGGAGTCATATGACCGCCGGGAGTTCTCGGCAGGGGGCCGATGATAAGGATGGTGTCATAGCCGCCGTCGATTGCCATTGCTTCCGAAATGGCAATATCGACCTTAATGATTTGGTCAATGGTCATGCTCTCACTCCTTTATTCCTTGATTTGTGGTTCAATTTCAACTTCTGTGAAATATCCAGCCTGCATATCTGCAAGCTCTTTCGATGCCGCGCTGTCGTGGTCGGCAATGTACTCACCGTCCTGTGGATGCAGTGCTGCATACTCCTTCGTGTTCTGAACGAAATCCACAGAAAAAGAACAGCGCGCCCGTTCCACACCGGACACGCTGTTATGGATCTGCTCTGGGTTTCCTGTGGCCGTTACCGAAATGTTCAGCAGACGCATTTTATCTTCTGCGTAGGAGCTTTGGAAAAAGCGGATACTCTGGGCAAGGTCATCAACAGCCGTTGACAGAAGAGCCTTTTTTACTCCGCCGCCATGAACCACCTTGCTCTGCGCAACCAGCTCCGCAGAAAACGGCATGCTCATGTACCATGTCTGCTGCAAAATCCCATCATCTACGTATTCGTCAATTTGAGAACTGTCGGCGGCATCAAAGTCAAGCACGACGTAGGGCGCAGGCGGGCGGGCCGCATTGCCGGGGTAAGAGTAAATGACCGTGCAGGCAGGGTAAAGCTCCATGAAAAACTTACGAATCTCGGCCCTGCACTCAGCTTCCGTCATCGTCCCTCTTCCCCCTTTCATTCTCGCCATCGACCGCCTCAAACTCCGAAATCCAGTGCGACAGAATAGTGTTCCCCCAGTAAATCGACGACTTGCAGACGTACCACTTGCCCATGTAGAACAAGCGGTCACCGTCCGTCTGATCGTCAGACTCCGCCGGGTGAAGCTCCGTGTCGCTGTACACCGTCAGCGTTCCCGTGGTCGTCCGGCCCGCCGGGTCATCTTGGTTCCGTCTCGTCTTGGCTTGAACATCCAGCATAAGCTGCACATCCTCATACCCGGCGGACGCCACACCATCTTCCCAGCTGGTTCTTCCGTACCGCCGCACTTTGTAAGACCGTTTGAAGATGTTCATTTTTCCCCTTTCACGAGGCGAAATCCGCACTGCTGTCTCATGGTTCCAGTGTCAATCAAAGGCTTTGTAGAGCCTTTTCCGTCAATATGGACTGGGACAGGTCCATTTTTTCCGTACTCGTTTACCATCCATCCACCCTCAACCGTAACCGGCGCATTAGGCGTCCAATCTTCGTCTCTGATAGCGTCCTGAATCATAGAACTAGCTTGAGCGCCGATTGCACTCGCTACAGTTTCGGCGGTATTGAGGTTCGATGCCGCTTGCTGTGAGAACTCCGCCAATTCATCGGGGTGCTTTTGAAGTGCATCCATGAATGGACGTGCCGGGATCATCACGGAGCCATCCTTATGCAAAGTCCCATAGTGATTCCAATAGGCAATCTCTGCCAGCGAGGTCTCGCCGTCAATCGCTATTTGATCGGCTTGGTATCCGACCTCAACAACGATGTCTTCCAGTTCATCCAGCATTGACAGTGCCGCTCTTCCCTCCGGGGTCAGGTCAAGCCCAAATTCTCCGGCAATAGCCATACATTCACCCTCTTACCGAATCATAATGGGAACGATATGCCTGTTCCGAATCTCGATGAACTGCAACCCATACGATGTAAGCTGATAGGCTGCGTCCCCCGCTGTTCCCGCAGTAGACGTCGCAAAGGAAATGCTTACGCCACCTTCGGATACGCTGGCAAGGCGTCCAGTGTTGGCGATGGTTCCCAGCGAGTTGTCGCCGCTGCCGGCCATCTTCATGGCGTGGCACGTTAAAAGAGCCAGTGCCAAATTATAATCAGCGCCAAACTTCTTTCGGGAAATAACAGGGGCTTGAAGCTCAATCCAGAACTTGATGTCCTCATCGGACGCCCCTTTGAACTCAGCTCCCACCGTCTTCACGATTTTGGTGATTGCCTCTACATCGGCGGCATCCATCAGGACTCATCCTCTGCGGTGTCCTCTGCAATGGCGTCAGGCTCCGCATCGGGATTCTTTGCCTTGCCACGGGTCTTCTTCTCCGCAACTTCCTGCACATAGCCCATGCTGATGTAGAACGCCACTGCATCAGCATAGACAGCCTCGACCTGTGCGGTCTCGCCGGGGAGCAGGGAGACATCGCCAATGCGAATCGGCTTCACGCTGATATTCTTGATTTTCATAAGCAGGCTCCTTTCTTACAGACCGTAGACGAGGCAGGCGGACAGCGGATAAGGAATGACCATTCCGGCGTCGCGGCCCTCACAGTTGATGACGATTTCGAGGTTGCGGTCCTGCGGCGCATGCTGAAGGAATGCCATAGGCACATCATGGTACATCTTATCGGCGTCCTTGGTGTACAGCAGACCGATGTTCTTTCCAGTGGTGTTGTAGTCCTTGTTGCTCTTGGACAGCTCACCAGCGGTCTCCCAGTTCTTAATCTGGGGGGTGTGTTCCTTGATGTAAGACAGCACAGACTCACCAGTACCGTCAATGCGGCGCAGGTTCAGAGCAGTGTACAGGTCATTCGGCATAACCCAACTATCCGGGTGCTCAACGCTCTGGGTCAGAGTGTCGATATAGTTCAGGATGCCGGCAATGTCGGCGGCGATCTCATCGGCAGTCTTGCTTGCCCAGTCAGCCTTACCACCAGCGCCGTTCTGCAGTGTGTAGACAGGGATATTGTTATCCGAAGAAAGGATACCGACGATTTTTGCCTTCTCGTCGCCGCTCCAGATCAGGTGGTTCACCTTGACATCATAGACCCGGCGGGCGGCTTCGGCGCGGACAGCATCCAGAGACTTCATAATGCCCAGAACGGCGTTCCGGCGGCATGCGCGCAGCTCCTGCACGTTGTAACCGTAGCTATCACCGATGTTGACAATTTCGGCACGATGGGGAGTGCCTTTCACATCAACACGGGGCAGGTCCGAAGCGTAGTTCGCGATGATGGCAGCGAAGCCGACAGGCTCATAGGAGTAGTACTCGATGTAGCTTGCACCCTCATCCGTATCGCTTGTCTGGGGGAACAGCTTCAGGCCGGACAGCTCCGGGAACTCCTTGTCGTATGCCTTGGTCTTGATGTGCGCCAGCTGCTTGGCAAAGAAGATACCTGCATTGTCCGCACCATCGTGACGAAGCGAAGCGCCAGGGAACGGGTTCCGATAGGCGCGGTTAATCAGCGAGGCGCACTTCGTCTCCAGAGCGACGCGGTCCTCCTCGCTGTAACCGTTTGCGGGGTCGAAAGGATTGAATTTAGACATAGGTTCCTACCTCCTTAAAGCTGAGTCACGAACTGGGCAGGGGCGATGCCGTTCACGGCCGCGCCGATGAAGCGCGCCTTCACTGCCAGATTGGTTCCCTTGGTCGGGGTAAACTTTCCGGCGTCTGTGCCAGTGGTCACAAGGTACACGGGCTGGCCATAAGCAGGCTCCACCGAATCGACCAGCTGCACCCACAGCTTGCCGGACTGACAAACATCGACGATCTGGTTCTTCCGCAGGAGTACGGCACCATCATCGTCCATCTCGACATTGGCGCTGTACATCACAACGCCCTCGAACTTGTCAGCAGTTGCGTCCGTTGCAGGAAGCGCAATGTCCTTTCCCGGCTCTGCGCCCTGCACGACACCGTATCCGAAGCACAGCGCCTTATCCTCTGCGCTGTTGCGGCGGGTCACGGCTTCATACTCGGCCCGGTCATAGAGGCCACCGGGCATGCCGCGGCTCGGCTCACCGTAATTCATCTGTACAGCCATATTGCTCATAGCTTAGTCCTCCTTTTCGCCAGCGTGACGCTGAATCATGCGGGTACGAGCGGCGTCGGGGTCATTTTTGGCGTTCGCATTGTGGGTCGCCGCATTTGCGGAATCCGCATTGAACACCTGCCGACGCTGATCGTTCACGGTCTTGCGGCCATCGACCTTGCCCTTGGCAATGTCAAAAGCCGCGTTGATGTATGCGTTGCCTTTCCCGTCCAGACGCATACCGGGCAGAACAGTTCTGATGACCTTTTTCTTTGCCTGCATCACAGGCAGTGTGTCCATGCCATCCAGATGCAGTTTGTCGCCCAGACGGCACAGCTCCATGCGCTGGCCAACCTTCTTCTTGACGATGGCGTCGAGACTGTCATGGTTCAGCTGGCCGCTGTCATTGTCAGAGGCGTCGTCCTCATCTTCTGTGGGCGGCTGTTTGGCATCGTCTTCAGCGGCATCCGCACGGGCTTTCTCAGCCTCCAGCATAGACAGCAGGGTGTTGATGTCGGACTTTGCGGGACCATCCTCCATTGCATTCCGGCGGGCCGTAATGTCCGCCAGAACGTCGGGTGTGGTGGCATCATCTTCACCATCGTCTTCAGTCGGCTTGGTGGGGTCACCACCCGCCGCCGGGTCGTTCTCATCGTCAGCAGTTGCACCGCCAGTAGCGGCCAGATATGCCTTGATAGCCGCCTCGATGCCGGCAGGGTCAAGGGACGAAGCCGCAGGGGAAGCTCCCTCGCCATCATCCGCAGTCTGCTTATCGGGTTCCACGGTAGTATCGTCGTCCATGGTGGTGCAGGTCTTCTTGTTCTCGTCATCCATAGGGTCAGTACCTCCATTGTCTTGGCCGTCCATGTTCAGTCTTGCATCATCTCCGGCGCGGGCGACGGCAACCAGCGCAAGATGATTCACGCGGATGTGGGTCTGGATTGCATCGTAAGGCTCCCCCTCCCACTCTCCAGGTTCCATGATAAGATCCTGATAATATCCAACGGACAGCTCGCGCAGGCCCGACGCCTTTACAGCATCGGGGTCGTCAATGACGATTTTGGCACGGACGGTCTCGCCGTCCTGCTGTCCGGGAGTCAGGATTGTTCCAACTCTCTCCCGGCGGGCATTGTTCTTGTCTATCGCCTGCGCATCGTGGGTAATGATGATGGGCTTTCCCTCATAGCTTGCAAGGCTCGCCGGGTCAAACACATCTTCCGGCCTTCGCAGTTCTCGACGTTCCGAACCATCTTCCAGCTTGTACTTGAAGATGCCCGTGCGGGTCAGGATGGGGTTATCATAAAAATATCCCTCGGTGCTGTAATGCTCATCGACAGGCACGCTGTCAGCACGCATTTCGCTCCGAAGGACTTGCGGCGGATTTTTCTGATTCATTGTTTCTTCTCCTTAAAGGCTTGAGAATTGAGCCTATTAAAGTCAAAAACGGGTTTTGCAACACAGCGGCACTGGTAATCCTCGCCGGGGTTGCAGTGTCTCCCGGTGTAGATTTTCCCTCGCTTCGTCATGTACCACATTGCTGGCGGGTCATCATAACGAAACGTCTTACCATCAAGTTCACGATGGCACGCGCGCACACGTTCGTCGCCGGACGAACGCCAGATGTACTCCTTTACCCCGGCGGACTCCTGCCGAGTCCGGGTCAGATCTGCGCTCAATGTACCAATCTGGTCGCGGGCTAAAAGGTTCGCTTTCGATTTGGTCACATCGAAGCGTCGCTGTATCTCATTTGAAATTGCGGCGGGTGTTCGGCCCTTTGTAAAGCCGTCAATAATGATTTTCTCCATATCATCAAAGCAATCGCTCTCGATGCTGGTTATGAAAGAAACATTTTGCTCCGCCCACCTTGAAAGCATCTGCTCATACCGCTCACCAATGAAGAAGTCCTTGCTGATGTCGATGCCGAGTGTGGCCCGGACACTGCGTTGCCATTCTTGGAGCTGGCGGCGGTCTGTATAATCCGCACAGCGGCGGACATCACGTTCCAGCGGGTCGGTTTTCAGCCGCCGACTGAGCCGATCACGCATAATGCGGAACCTGTTCTGGATGCGGTGCACCATGTCGCTGTACCCATCTTTTCTGATGCTTTCAGAAGCCGTATCCATTTCATCCGCAGCGATGGCCAGTATCTCAGGCATTGAATCGCGCACCACAGCTTGAAGCTCTTTTAAGCGCCTGTTCTCAATGGCCCGCATCTTACTTTCTGCCCATTGCGGGTATTCCGGCTCGACCTTTGATTTTCTTGTCGTAGAAGCCCGACTGTATCTGCCGGGGCCGTTGTTTTTCACTGGCATAAACACCTCTTTATCTTTCCGGGAATCTTCCCTCTGCCGGCATCAAAAAAGGCCCTGCATCGTTGAAGATACAGGACCTTTACGTTCATGGCATGCAGCACTTGAATGGGTTTGACCTTTTGCTTACAGCGCGCATCCGTCCAAGGCGAAGCGGAAGGAACGCGGCATATGGCTCCGCGCTGGCTCAGTCATGGAACAGGCCAGAACACTTCGCAGCGGTCTGTTGGGAGCGGGGTCGGCGCTTCCTCATGCCATCGAGGTGCCGATTACGGTGTACGGCGGGTGGAGCTGGGGATGGGATTTGAACCCACGACCTGAAGATTACAAATCAACTGCTCTGTCCAACTGAGCTACACCAGCATAAGTCGAGGGTACCGGACTCGAACCGGTGGTCTGGGAGTCAAAGGCCCATGCCTTATCCAACTTGGCCAACCCTCGATATGGAGCAGTCAACGGGGCTCGAACCCGCGGCATCCTGCTTGGAGGGCAGGCGCTCTACCAACTGAGCTATGACTGCAAACAAAAAGAGCCTCCGCAAAGGACGCTCTCGCGTCACCTGCAAAGGCTCTCAACGCCGTTATTGTTAATCAAACACCTTTTTGCCTGCGGCAAATTTCTTTTTTGCTTCGTTCAGGCTGATGCGGTTATACCCGCCGCGATAATCGGGATCTGCGCGCTGTACGCCGTCATTTACCCAACCGCACACGGGGCATTCCTCAAAATCATCGTTCTCTTCAAAGTGATGCTGCCCACACAGCGGGCAAATGGTTTCGTCATTCATCGTTTTCTATTCCCTCAGCCTCAAGTCGGCGTCTATAATACTCTTCCCCATCATCGGGCTTGAACATCGTTCTTACGCCTTTCTCCGGGGAGCCTTTCGCAAAGTCATTTTTCTTTGAATCGTATCGGCATATAAGGCCATCTTTTGTCTTATAGCCCTTGATGCCGTTCCCACAGGGGCTTTCCAGAAGTTGAACCGCCCGCTTTTCGTATTGCTCCTTTGTCGTAATGCCATCGGGAGCGTACTCGGCGGCGTGGGTTCTTCCGTTTTGCCAGTGGTTATTCAGCTTCTGCTTGTTTGGAAACCCTTTCACTTTGAAAGCGTTTGCGCCTTTTGCCGAAACTGCGTTAGAATTTATTTTAGCATGACTTTGGGAATCATTCAAGTCTTTTGACGATTTTTCCTTGCCCAATTCATCTTTTGACGTTGTGTTCCCCATGCTGGAGAACTTCCCATCCTCATCGCGCTTGTGCTTGCTTGGATCGAAGTCGTCCAGCGTCAGGCCCAGTTGTTCAAGATATTCTTCCACGCTCCTGCGGAATGGGTCGAACACCAGCCCGCCGGGGACCTCTTGGGCAAGAATCTGTTCTGGGGTGAACCATGTGGCGGTGAACATCTCTTCCTGATCGCACACCGGGATTCCCGCATAGTCGTTGACGCGGTATATCTGCACAGGGAGGATTTCTTCTGGTTTTCCTTTACAGTTACCAAGATAGGTAATATTTCCAACGTCAATTCCAAACTCTTCTTTGGCTTCCCGGCGGAAGGCCACCCCCGGCGTTTCTTTCGGCTCGATATGCCCGCCGGGGCCACACCAGCCTTGGCCATCAGAGCGGCGCCCGCAGAGGATCTTGCCGTCCTGCACGACAAAACCCGCCACATAGCCGCAGTCTCCTTCATCGGTAACAAAACCGCTGGCATCCGCGGCATTCTGTTGCTGGCTATCAGCGGCTTCCTGCTGGGTATCGGCTCCGCCAAGTCCCCAGTCTTGGTGAATGTCCGCTTCCGTGAGAATGTTCTCTGGGTCAAACTGTTCGTCGCGAACCATCGCGCGGCGAACTTCTTCAGCTTCGACAATTCCATTTGTGACGTATGTGCCAGCGGTCTGTGCTCTGGTGAGCTGTGCCGCAGCAGCAGCTTGGTCTTGTGCTGCCTTTTCATCGTCAGACGGGCTCCACGCGCTCTTGTAGGTCACGGTGTATTCAGGGATTTCCTTGACTTCCCTGTTCCAAACCATACCACGAAGAATCAGCTCGACGAGGGTACGGGTGTTATCGCGGAGGTCGCCGTTTTGGAGGCCTCCGACGAATTCCTTGTAATTTTCAAGGTCACTCTCTCCGGTGGCATTCTCGCCCGCCGGGGAACGCCCAAAAAGCCGCGTCTGTGGGATATGAGATACAGCAGACAACATCGCACAGGCATTGTCCAGAATGTCCTTAACGCCAGCAACAGACAGGGATTGAACGCCCACATCCTCGCCGTCGGCATCAATAATGACCATGTTCAGCAGATTACGGGCAAGGTCAAGCATTTCCATACGCTGAAGAACCGTATCCTCGCCGTCTGCCGTGGAAAGCACACCAGCAAGATTCTTCATCTTGTAGGTCACCATCGACAGCCGTTCCAACAGGCGGATAGAATAGCCGGGGCCTATGCTGGCATTTCTCAGCTCTTCACGAATGCGCAGATACTCCGGGATGCCCCATGTGCGGTAGAGATTAGCCATAGTGGAGCTTTCCGGGATGTCCGAGTTATGGAAAACAAGGCATCTGGACGAATGCACAACATAGTTGCCGTACACGCTGTTGACTTGGTAGTACTCCGGGATGCCAGTGCCGCCCCGGCGGTAATCCTCATCGTCCGGGTTGTTCTCATATCCATTGACCCAAAGAGGATACATTTCGTTGCGGCCATATACCAACAACTCTTCGACGCCGTGCACGTCACGCCAGTTCAAAGGATTCTGCAGGAGCCGCCCGTCGTCAACCAGCATCACCACAGCAGCGCCACCAAAGAGCCGCGCCCAGCGCAAAGCCTTGGCAAATTTGCTCTGGTATCGGATGGTCTGCAAGTGGTTGTCGATCTGCTTCTGCAAGTCTTTGTCCTTGATGCCGAGGTCGATGCCGTTCTTGGTTGCGTCGTCCGCCGGGGCATCAATAATGGTTGAGAACAACCCGTTTCCTGCATAGAGATCGGCCAGCTCCGTATCGCTTACCGCAGAGCCAGACGCCCACTGGTAGTACTCCGTGCTGTCGTGCTGGGTGCCGTACTTGTTCAGCACATTGTAGTAACCGTCAAGGCGCAGCTGTGTTTTGATTTTTCCGGGAATAACTTTTTTCACGCTTTCTCCTTTCCGGTTATGTTAAATCAGACTGCGGACATCAAAAATTCCGCCCTCGTATAATGCCAGCGCAACTGCATCAGCCCGGTCCGGGCTGGTCAGGCCGCGCTTCTTTAGCGACTCCTTGCTTTCAAGTTTCAGCTTGGAGGGCGCGCCGCTGAAGATGTACTTGCGGGTCGTGAGCTGACCTATCAAGGTCGCGTCATCCGGCAAATGCAGGAGACCAGACGCCGCCATGTCGCGCAGGACAGCCCACATCCATGTTGAAATATCGGCATATCTCCCGGCGGCTTCCTTGTCAGGAACAGCAGACGAGAAATTGACAGGAACAACCATGAGTTTGTTCAGCTTCTGCCGAATCTTCTCCCTGTTGAGAATATCCGTCACTCCGCCGCCCACACCCGTATCGTCAATAATCGCATAGATCAGACCGCGATATTGCGGATGCGCTGTGCGCAGGGCCTTGTACATTTCGATAATGTCATCGGCTGTTGCGTACAGGTCTTGACCGTGGCGCGTGACCAGCTTTTGAATGTCCCCGTCAATGTTCTTCGCAATGGCGGTGTCGTCGTTGCCGAAGCGGGCCACATCGCACCCAATAGAAATTCTGGCCGGAATGCTGTGCTCAAGCGGTTCAGTATTGACCGCTTTTGTGGCAAGCGCCATCGGAATAAAGACGTCGTCCTCATTTTCCGGGAACTCGCCGTCAACACGGACGCGGACCACATTGCTGTTCTTGCCGAACTTTCGCTCCAAGTCAGCGATATTTTGCTTATTCGTGCGGGGGCTGTCCCTGCTGGACACCTTCATGCAGTAGTAGGACTGGGCATCCACGGTGTGCGAATCGTGGAATGTGCCAGTGTTCTGCGTTGGGTTTCCGCACATCAGTAAGCGGTTGTTATCGCCGGACAATGTGCCCTGTATGGCCTCCATGATGGGGTCAGCAACGCCAGATGCCTCGTCCACCACGAAAAGCATATTGTCTTCGTGGAAGCCCTGCATATTCTCTGGCTTAGTGGCTGTACGGGCCACGGCGAACCAGCGTTTCTCATGTCCTTTCATGTAGACGCGGGTCTTTGTCCATACAAGCATGGCCTGCAAGACAGGACTGCGCTCCTGCCACTTGGCAATCTCAGCCCAGAGCACATCGTTCAACTGCTGGCGGGTCGGTGCCGTGCACACGACGCGAGGATACGGGAAGCAAGCCAAGAACCAGAGCACCAAGTTTGCTTCAAAAGCTGTTTTTCCAACGCCCTGTCCTGAGCGGATGGAAACTTTGCGGTGCTGTGCAATGGCCGTAGCCGCTTCTTTTTGCCATTTATCCGGCTTGAAGCGTGTAACCTCTTTGAAGAACAAGCAGGGGTCTTTGCGGTACAGCGGGAGCCGTTTGGCGAAGACTTCACGTTGTCTCAGCGCCATCGTCCTCACCCTCCACTTCTGCATCCGCCGCCTCGACTGCCGCCACCCAGTCGTCTACCAGCTCATTCTTGCCGCTGTTGCTCAGTCTGCGCAGGTCGGCAAGCTGTTGTATCACCTTCGACTTCTGGCGCTGTACATCGGTCAATAGCCGCTCTAAGCGCTCCACGATAAGGTAGCTCGATTCGGTGGTGGTTGATGTCTCAACGCTGGTGCCAGGGAGACGTTCTTCCTTTTGCACCTTTGCATCTATCCGCTCAATGTAAACTTCCTTGTCATGGGCCTCTTTTTCCTTATCCTCATCCAGCCGGGTAAAAGACCTGCTGGATTTTGATGTATGCACCGACTGGACGTGCTGCTTCTTTTCCTGAGCTGCCGTGATGCGCTGGAGCAGGAACGCTTCGCGGGCAGTCAGCAGTTGAAGCTCCTGTATCAACAGATCCTCCGCGTCCACGTCTTTCGTGCAGTCCTGTATAGCTTTCTGGTTTTCTTCGGAAAATGCACCAAACATCACAGCTGACCAGCCGCCATGCTTTAGCGCATTCTGATTTCCCGGCGGTGCCCCGCCATGATTGCCAACAGCGTTGACGTTCCCTTTCGGCGCGCCGCCGCGATTCGGCCTCTTCTCAGGCTGAGCCGCCGGGTCTTGCTGGGCGCATTTTGAAGATGCACCCTTTGGGTGCGACGAGGTGCGCTTCTTGGGTGCACCCTTTTGTGCATCCCAATACCGCTTTTTCCAAGACTTGACCGTGTTCAGCGATACACCCAGCTTCTTTGAGATTTCGGTGCATCCCATCCCTTTCTTATAAAGGGTGAACGCCTTGTCTCGCGTTTCCATCTACATCGCCACCACTATCCTTCTTCATTTTCTGTCCCGGTGTCGGGCCGGGCCGTTGTGTTGTTCCAAAGAAAAAGCGCCAGCTCTTTGCAGAGCCAGCGCCGCGCCCCCTCTTACACGATTCTTGCAAGAGCGGTTTTAGAAATCACCATGTTGCCGAGTTCCACGGCCAAGAAAGTGCCAACGAACAGCCCTGCGGCCGTCAGCAGGAACGGCGCTCCCACCATTGCGTACAGCTCCACCCCGATGAACAGAGCCACGGACAAAGAGAGGATAACAGCTTTCCACAAAATCCCCAGCTTTTTCCACGGCCCCCAAACAACAAGGAGATACGCTGCTCCCTCGGCCATCAGGCCAAAAGCCACATCGACAGGTCCAAACGGGCTGGTTGCGTTTGCGATTGCGATTCCCAGCAGAACCGCCGGGGCATATCTCTTGTCTTTGAACGGGAGCGCACAGAGCATATTTGCAACCCGGAATTGGATTGCGCCCCACGACAGGGGGTTCAAGGTGGTCAATGCCACATACAGTGCCGCGACAACGGCGGTCTGGCAAAGAGCACGAGTATTTTTCATCTTGCGCCCCTCCCTTATACCGTTACCGTTACATGGCCGTGCACACCGTCGGTCACATCCGACTCGACCTCGACCCAGTAGGGATGAATCTCCCCCGTGAGCCACTGCTTCAACTTGCAGGCGGCGTCCTCAATGACAAGGCTCTTGCCATCCAGCTGCTCACGAATGAACTTGTCGATTTCGCAGTAGTCCGGGATCCACTTCTTCGGAGTGATAGTCACGGTGAAGTTGTTCGTGTAGTCTGCCTTTCCGATAGGGCAAAAGCATCTGCACTTCTGGGTGTACTTGATTTTCGACACCCCATACTCATTCTTGAACTTAGGCATTTTCCTCTCCTTTCGGCTTCTGGACGATGAACAACAGCTCTTTCGCCTCACGCGGGAATGGGATAGCCATAAACGCTGTGAGAAATGCAGACGGGACATAGGACTTCATGCGTTCATAGAAATCCTTGAGCGCCGACGGCTGTTTGGAATAGAACTCGTCCATTTCGCGGACGCTGGTGACCAAACCGACCTCCTGCACAATACTGAATCCGATTTCGGTCAGCTTGGCTTTCAGTTCATCGTAGCCCCACTCATAGACATGAGCGCGGTACTGGGTCTGATACCCATTGCCTGGGGTGTTCGGACAGGAGAGAAACATCTTTGCACCCGGCTTCATCACCTTGTAGCATTCTACAAGGCTTTTTGCGCCGTCCGTAGGGTGCATATGCTCGATGGCGGAGGTGTAAATCACGAAGTCGGCAAAGCCCGCCGGGATGACCTTAGACATCTCTGCGACGTTGCCCAGCTTCCAGCCCACCCGGAACGGGTAGTAGGAGGCCAAATCCTTGGGTTCGAGGTTCTTTGCAGTTGCGCCGCGCATCGCTTCCTTGATGTTCGCCTTGCTGATGTCCACTCCAGTGTAGGATGCAATGTCCTTTGCGTAGTAGCGCAGCAGCGGGAGCATCAGAGAGCGCCCACAGCACACATCCAGCACGTTCATCCCCTTTTTCGCCATATGGGCGGCGGCGAGGTGCTGGATATAGTTCATAACGTCCAGATTTGTGAAAAATCCGTCTCTGAACTGCATATAAAAATTCCGCATCTGGTAGGTGGTGCAGAGAATCTTTTCCCTGTCCATGCCATCCTCGACGCGGTAGACGATTTCTTTATCCACGCCATTTTCCTTTCGTATCAAGGTATTTCTGGTACTTTATCCACTCTCTCAACGAGTACTCCCGGCGGCGGCGATAGTCAGCCCCGATCATCCCCTTGGGCGGTCTGACCACGACCATCTCCGAACCATTGAAGTACGACAGCCCTCCGAAATTGACCTGCGTAGTCCATGTTGTGCTGTCCACGCTGTAAAAACCGAAGCTCACTGCATCCTTTTTGGTATACCCCAGACCATGCACCCGCACCCCACAAGAATTTGCATACTGCACCAAGCGACGGACATAGCCGTACTCGCTGGGCTGTATGTGCTTGATTGCGAAGCCGCCGATGCCGATATAGGGATAGTCCCTGCACAGGCGCTTGAACTCGTCCAGACCACGGGAGCGGTGCCAGACCGGAATACTTTGCTTTTCTGTCTCTGCTTCAAGGCGCACTCTCATGCGTTTTACAGCGTCATAACCTACGATGGAATCCACATCCAGCTCGAAGAAATGCTGCACGTTGTTGCGGTTGATAAAGTCGATGTACCGACTCAGGTAGCCATCCCAATCTACTGGCTTTGAAGACGCTTCTATGCCGTGCATAAAAGTAAATGCCCCGCTGTCGAGCAGGAACATTTTCCATTTTGGAATCTCTTCGATTTGCCATGGTCGGATGTAAAAGAAGCTCTCCAGAACGTATTCTGGGCGGTACTCTTTCACAATCTTCTCGGCCGGGAATGTACCTGCCAGACATAGCCTCATGTCTCAAACCATTCTCCGCAATGCGGACATTGAATGAGCTTAGAGCCGCTCTGCTGCGGCACAGCGAGCTGAGAAGATTCCGGTTGGGTAGATTGCTGGGTCTCGGCGCTCTGCTCCGCATCGGCCGCTTTGGGCGGCTGTTGGACAGGCTCCGTAAAGAATTCCTCGAAGTCGGCATCCTCCACTTCCCGAAGAAGCCCATCAAGCTCCACTTCGCTGAAGCCCGTGTCCGTCAAATCGACATCCAGAGCTTTCAGTGCGTCCATTTCGGCGCGGAGAACATCATCATTCCACGAAGAAGCCTCGGCCACCTTGTTGTCTGCAATACGGTATGCGCGGATTTGCTCGTCCGTCAGGTCATCGACCCGAATACACGGCACTTTGTCCATGTCAAGCCGTTTTGCGGCCTCATAGCGGGTGTGTCCTGCGATGATGGTTCCTTTTCCGTCGATGAGGATGGGAACGCGGAAGCCAAACCGCTTGATGCTCTGCGCAACAGGCTCAATGGCCGCTTCGTTGTTCCGGGGATTGTTCTTATAAGGATGGATTTGCGAAATATCCTGATACACTACTTGCTGATTCATTTTTTCTCCCTTCTTTGCTATCCCGCTGGCGTTGCGGGTCAAATTGGGGAGCGGCGGTTTTCTGCCTCCTTTCCGGGCATAAAAATACCCGCTCGGTGGCGAAACCGGGCGGGCAATGCGCTATGATTAGAATTTTACGGTATTATTCTACCACATTTTTCATGCCGTGTAAATGACATGATTTTGACATCGGCCTACTCCATGTCCAAGGCATCAATGCCGAACATGAGCGCCGAGATTTTTTCAACGGCCGCATCGTGGTCTCGGTATGCCTGACGGGTGCTCACGCCCTCCAGCGCCGCAAGCTGCTCAATGGACTTGGCCTCGTCGTCAATGTACATCGCTTTGATGATGCGGTAGCCGCGCTTATGGGCCTCATTCTTGCTCTGTTCGCAGTACGTCTCGTACAGGGCCAGCATCGAATCAATATGACGAACCATGATTTTTGTACGGCGGCAGGAGTTGCGGATCGATTCGACCGTAATCGCGTTATTGCGCTGAAGCATCATATCAAGCAGTTCCAGCGCAGTTTCTTCTTCCTTGCCGTCATGGTCACCCGTTTCGTCCGTATAGACCGCGCCCGTGCAGTGCTTCTTGAACATCCGATAGTTTTTCAGCAACAGCTTCGTGTTCCGAAGTCGGCGGTCACAGCGGCCTGCGGCTTTGCGGGTCTGTTCTGCGATAACTTCCTTGGCGCCCTCACGAGCAGCCTTTCTTGCGGTTTCCTGAATAACGGCCATCATTTCTTCCGGGATAGTCATTTTGCGCACCCTCCTGTTCTATCGTTGCCAAAATACATCAATTTAGGTATAATAGACTTGCTCTATCGGGGGATTGCGCAAGCGGTCCTCTTTTTTATTGCTCAGATAGTTTTCATCCTGCGGGTCACCTCGCTCTGACTCAAAACCGCCAGCGGCACACGTTTAATGCCCCGCTCTGCCGCCATCTTCGCAGACACAGCGCCCGTCACGCGAATCATATCTGCCACGTCAACTCCAGACGAATAGTACTGCTTCGGCGGGCGGCTCCCGCTCTGGATGTCATTCACTTTAAGCTCTTCATGCAAGGCCTGTTCCACACAGCGCTTCAGCCATTCCTTGGCGCAGTCCTCGCCGTCTGTCTTGACCCATCCGATGTACTGTCGATAGTCGTCCATGGCTCCTTTCTTCAGCCGTGCAAGGCGCTCCTTGCCAAAGCCAAACGTCAGATGCGCCGTCGCGGCCATAACCAGCCATGCGATCTCAGCGCCCTCATCCTGCGCCATGCGAAGTTGCTCTTCCCTGTGATTACGCGGAGCTCGATTTTGCGGCAGACGTACCGTGAAATCACAGATTTCCCTTAAATCGTCCCGCATGGCTTCAGTGGCCGTTCTCCGGTTCCCAGAGTCGATTTTACTTTTGTAGCGGGCTTGGAATGCCTGCATCTCATTACAGGCCCGCCGAAGCCGTTCCGCACCAATGCCTTCTTTTTGGTTCATGGCCGTAACGATGCACCAGCAAAACAGCTGCGACGCTTCATCACGGGCATTCATGCGCTGCTGTTTGATTTCCTTGCTCATATTCTCCATCTCCAATCTTTGCATCCGAAAATTTTTGCCAGGATTTTCTTGTGCTTACTGCAATCCCAGTAGTTCTTGCACCACCGACACTGACCATTGCACAGGAACGACAGATGCGCTTTCATGTACCCTCCTTTTTTCTTCCGGCCGATTTTCCGGCCATTTGATTTACGGCCCAAGACCATCCAGCCATAGGCAGCGCGGCCACGATCAGGATGATAGATGCCACCGCCGTCACCGTCTGGTCTGAAAGAACTTCACGAATCAGATTCATTTTTTGCTCCCTTTCCGCACGCCGATTGGAGCACTTTCCTTTCCGTCCGCCGATTGAAGTACTTAACCGGGGAAACTCCGCGTTCATCACAGTCTTTGTTGTTGAAACTGACGATGGCACCACAAGTTCTCTTATTGGTGCACCGAATACATTTCACGCCCGTACCACTCATAACCTCATAGGTAGATGCGCCGCAGAACGGGCATTCCTTGCTCTTAGGCTCGATGTGTGCTTTCATTTGCTCTTGCCCCCTTACAACACCCCATGTAATAATCCGTAGGCTCCCAGTCAGAAAGAACAATTTCACCAATTTTGTCGCACCAGCTGTCGCCCTCTCCAATGTACATACAGTTCGGGCAAGTGTCGGGATTGCACCGCTTCTGTGGTTGGCCTTTTCGGTTATAATGATGTCTCTTAGTCATCAGGATCCTCCCCTGCGCACCGGCTTCTTACCATTCCCGGCAAACTTGTCAGGCCGTTCGTCGCTCATTCCGCGGGCCAGCACCAGCGCTCGCTGGTCATTCGGCATCTGGTAGACACAGCCAGTCGAAATGTGCATATACAGGTCATTCAGCACAGCACGGGCAATTTCTGCGGTTTCATACTGTCCCAGCCGATACACCGCACCGCCGCCCGTAGGAACAGCCTTGATTTCGTGCTCAGGACTCACATACACGCTGGTGCACTGGGCAATGTTCGTGATGGAGTCCCATTTTTTGTTCATGACGTACATTCTGCATCCTCCACATAGCACCAGCTTTGGGGTGCCCTCTTGACTTTGAGCGGTTCAAAACAACATCCTGTCTGTAACAGCCGCGTGTATGTTTCCAGCGGTCTCGGCTGGTCATAAATCTTCAATTCTGAAATATGCCACGCCCAGCCTTGACCGTGCAGATATTCCCAAATCTGGTCTCTGTCCATGCACGCCTGCTGCTCAAAATCATCCGGTGTATGATTCAGCGGGGCAACTTCATAGATTTTGTCGCAGACAAATTCGCCAACAACCATCTGCGTTTTTCCGCGAACGCTGTCCGGCAGTAACTTATCGAACTTTACGAATACAGGCTTTCCATGATGGATTTCGCCATCCATCGTTTCTTCCCCGTCTTTGAAAATAGTGATAAGCTGTTGCGGTGCTTTTGTGCAGTAGATGTACACCTTGAACGGTTTTCCTTTTTCATAAAGGTGCTTCGGATAATTTTTCCGAACCTCCATAGTTTTCTTACCTCGCAAGATGAGGTCACACCATTCCGGCCGGATACTCAGCAGAACAGCTTTACCCTGGACCATAATAATCAAACCCCCATACATCGTGATAATACTCTGCGCTACGAACTTCTTCGCCGCTACCAATAGAAGGAAGAACCCCCAGCATGGAAAGGTCATTCCAGCGCTGCCTGTATATGCACCTTTGGCACTCCCTATTTAGGGTGATGGGGTGGTTGTGGAACGGGACAAGGTCAGTTTCGCAAACCTCTTCCGTGGTCGCCCCACAAGAAGGACATATCCAGATAATTTTTGCCATAGTCGGTCTCACACTTCCCAGTCTTCAGGACAGCCCAAAACGCATTCACCATCCCCGTTATCGCTGGTCGGCCTGTCAAAGCAGCAGCCCTCGCACCCACCTGTGCGTGATTTACAATGGTTCCTTATGGCAATCGCCATATCAACAGGATCCATCAATAAAGCGTTGGGTGCTTTCTCGTCGGTGCCTACCTTGCGCAGAATCTCGCAGGTTTCTTTCATGCCCTGCCGATTTTTGCAATGAATGACCACATCGTAGGTGTCATCGTACAGCTCGAATTCGCCATCATCATTGCGTATAAGTAAGATTTCTTTACTCACTGCGTACCTCCCCGTCGTCTAAACAGCCTTTGAGCTGTTCGAGCTTTTCGAGCACGATCTGCTGTACCTCTTCAGGCTTGCCGACGATCTCAACGAGCTGCGCCAGCATGATGTAAACATCCGCGATTTCTTCCCTGACGGTCTCGTGGGCGACCTTGATCTTCGCACCGTTGCGGTAGTTGAAGGTTACGGCCCGCTGGAGATTGCAGATTGCCTTCGTGAGCTCTGACATTTCCTTGATCGCCATCTGGAGCTGAGGGGCGGTGCCGTACCGATTGATCGCCCGCCGGATGGTACTCAGACCGTAATTAGGAATGACCGGGATTCCTGCATCCTCGTACCATTTGAGCTTTTCCCGCAGGGTCGCGTAGGCCCACAAAATCGTGTAATGCTCTGCAATCAGTCCATCGATGCTCTGCTTTGGGTCATCGAAGAGGTGATCGGTCAGGCTTTCGGAGAGTTCCATATCGTTGCAGTTCAAATCGATGCTGCTGCCATGGCCCTTGACGAGCTGCCGCGCGTACTCGGTCAGCGCTATTTCAGGTTGCCGCAGCCATACCCAGCCGTCCTCGCTGACGTCAGTAAAGTTGAGGGCAGTCTGAAAATTGTTCCCCGGGTTGTTGGTCGTCAGCCTCGGAACACTCTTAATCTTTTGCTTATCCATTCTATACCTCCTCAAAAATCCCAGTCGTCGGGGACATATAAACGGCACTCTCCATCCCCGTTGTCGCTGGTTGGTTTATCAAACGGGCAGCCCGGGCAACCATTTCCGGTCGCCAAACGGCAACGGCAAAACCCCATCAAATAACGGGCCATTTCCTCCGGACTCGTAATAGCATATTCAGGGTTGGTCTTCGCCTCCTCAGTTTCGAAGAAAAACTTAATCGGCTTTTCGTTTTCAATAATATTCCTGTAAGCTACGCCAATTTTATAAATATAGTTATCACGCAGCTTACGGGGAATCTCGGCAATATACCGGCGAAATGCTTCCAGGGAGTTTGCGCGCTTGTAGTGGTTGCACATCCGGCAGGCGGGCATAAGGTTTGAAATATCATCTGCCGCGCCATCTACTTCATCCCACACCCGCAACGGTCGGAAGTGATCTACTTGCATATCTTTGTAGGCAATCGCCCTGCCGCAATATGCGCAGCGACCTCCGTACTTCCGGTATACCGCCTCACGGGTTTTCTTATTGATTGCCATTCTGTGTCACTTCCTTCGGTGGCAAAGGCATCCAACCAACAACAGGCCGGTCAATCCGGTTGTTGTAAACCTCGTCCGGGTTGAAGTGGCGGTATTCCCACCAGCCTTTGGGGATGAGATAATCGTCATGCTCTTCATCATAGGTGCCCCACTCGAAAATCTCTTCCCAGTAGAACTTGCTTTTTTCGGACAAAACAGTGCCATCTTCGTAGTGGGCCGTCGTAATCCCATATCCGCCGCAGGCTGTTTCAAACAGAATCAGCACTTCCGTCTCAACTTTCGGAGGATCCTTGTCGGGGTCGCGCCAGAAAGAAAGTAGCGCTCCTTCCTGTGCAACAGGAAGTTTCTCGACCTTTTCCCGCGCTACCCGGAGAGTCGCAGAAACAACATCATTCGCACTCGGCTTCTGAATCGTGTTATACTCCAGGCATTTCAATGCGTCCTCACGGTTGATGTACTCAGCCATTGTCTTCCTCCTCATAAATGTCGAGCTTCATGTCCAGTGTGTACGGGGTGTCCACCGCGACGTCTGCGTCCGGGTCAAACTGTACGTCCAAGCTCCCATCTTTCAGCGAAATGGTGAGCACGCAGTTATTGAGCTTTGTCGTAAAGCTTTCACCATCGTTCAACTTCCCATGGTCAGCCGCGTACAGCTCCAGCGCCGCTTTAATCGCTGCGTTCGACTGTTCCATCAATCCCTTTTCGTTCATCTGAAATCACCTTCATCTTCACCACATTGAATTTTTCATACTCCGGGTAGCAAGCTCTAGCCATCGCCTTAGCCCGTACAGCAGCACGCTTAATGCCCTTTTCATCGACAACAACGCACGGCAGGAGTGCAGAGCCACGTTTCCCGGATGCAGCGATAAGCATCTCATACTTTGCCATCGTCTCGTCCTTTCTCTGGTTTCGGCGGGTGCGCTTCGCTCTGGCGGTCTATATCACCATCCACGCAGCACGCCGCATAAATCAGAAGTGCAGCCATCACCGCCAGAACCACCAGCACAATCCAAAGCCACATTTTGCATCACCCTCCCAGAAGATTTTTCATCATATACCCGGCCATAGCCTGTGCATATGCCTGTTTAGGAACGTCCGCCGCACCATTCTCTTCCAGCAGCTCTTTGATGCTGTGTTCGCGTCCTGCGCCGTCAATGGCCCGAACTCTGGTACTTCCGCGATTGACCGTCACCGTTTTCTTATCGCGCGGGTGGATGCCGAACGGAAGCTGGAAACCTTTCTCAAACACCCAGAGGTGATAGCAGTCGCAGACGTCCACCAGCCGGTCCTGCGTTGGGAACACTTCGACGGCAACTCGCTTCTCGCCGAACAGGTCGTTTTTAATTTCCATCTTGACGGCCCACGGGATATCCCCGCTGCCGTCACTCCGGCCAACGCCCTCTGCCGCCGTAATCGTGACGTGTTCGACCTTGCCCCATTCCGTGCGGAGCAAACGAGACATCACGCTGTACTTCTGGTCTTCGCTGATCCATGCCCGATCCATCTCCCTCATCCAGCCGTGATAAGGTACTCCCAGCTCTTCAACCGCCTGTTTCGGGGTAATCGTCTCAATCCACTTCATGTTGCTGCTCCTTTCCAGTGCTCGTGCCCATCAGCTCCGGCGTGTCCACTACATTTCCAACCACCTTTGCTGTCAGAACCAAGCTTGCAAGACCATGCTCGACAAACTCCTTTCGGTTCTCCGAAAATTCTGCGTAGAATCCGATATGGCCTACGCCGTAGTCGATGTATTCGCCGTATCTTACGGCAAAAATCACATCTTTGCCGCATCGATCGTCTTTCAAAATGTCCCCCTCAAAAACAGGTGCCCCGTTTCCGTCCGTCAGAGTCGTGTTCATGCCGATCGTAAACGGCTTGACGAGATGGGCGTATGCCGGCTCTTGCTCGGAGTTGATGTACCAGCCCTCACCTGGGCGACTGTTCTTCACACCCGGAGAGCGAATCAAGAATCCTTCATGCCAAGTGCCATCTGGGGACTGCCCACGAAAAGTTCTACCCTGCATCATGCTTCCTCCTTGACCTTGACAGGAAGCACCAGCGCTTCATACTGCGGCTCAATCAGCTTTACGGGGGATAGAGGACCGACCACCCATGCGCTGACCTCGTCTCCTTCCATCGACTTCAATGCCTCGCTCAGGAACTCCAGATTAAAGCCGATTCGCAGGCGCTCATCCAGCTTTCCGTTGAAAGAAAATTCCTCATTCATCTGCGCAATCGTGCTACGCATCGATGCTCTACCTGTGCCGCCTGGTTCCAGATCCATCACCAAGGTGCTCTTTTCCTTTGCGTCTGCGGACCGAGCAAGTTTGACGCGTCCCAGAACGCCCAGCAATTCTTTTCTGTCAAGCACGATTCTGGTTCCCCCACTCTTTTGGGCTACAATTTTGCTATAATCCAGAAACGGTTCTGCGATCAGGCGAGACTTTACCTCAAAATTGTTGTCACTGAAAACGGCCTTTTTGCGGTCTCTTTCAATACTGACGCTCCCATCAAGGCACAGCGTGTCAATCGCCTTTGCCGTTGCCGCCGGAAGCACAAACTTGAAGTTGCCATCGGCGGTGCAGTCGATTCGGCTGATGGCCATTCTGTACCCATCCAGGGCGCAGATTTCCAAAGTATCGTCGCCGTTGTGGGAAAAGCACAGCCCTTTGTGCGCCGGATGCCGATCCTCCTTGGACACAGCGTATAGAACCTTTGAGATGGCCCAGCTCAAATCGTTCGCTCTCACCACGCAGCGCTTCGCATCCTTTCCCGGACCATCAAATGTGGGGTAATTCTCTGCCGGCGTCGTGCTCAACCGTGCCCGCGCCGTGCCGGACTCTATGACCAACCCGCTCTTTGTCACGTTGATGTTGATTTCAGGGGCTACTGCTCCGCTGATAAAATCCACTCCACGCGGCGGAATAACGACACCCTGCGGAACCGGGCTGGAAAGTTCTGCCCGAATGCTCAGTTCCAAATTCGTTGCGAACGCATCCGGGCCACTCAGCAGGATTCCCGTGCTGTCGTTGCCCACTGCGCGAACCTCCGGCACCGCTGTTCGGAGCTTGGAGAACAGCGCTCCAATTTCGCTTCGTTCAAACTTCATCGTCTTTTCCTTTCTCAAAATTGTCTCTACTGAACTGCTCATAGCATTCCGGGCACATATAAGCCACCCGCTCCGGGCTATCTCCACGTTTTCTGCGCAAGAGCAGCGCGTACATTTCTTTCATCGGTCTGTACTTGCCACAGACCGCGCAATACTCCCACAGACGCTCCTTCTGCACGTCACTGGGAACTCTCTGAAGAAGCGGCTGTGGTTTCTCGCGCCGCATATTCTCAGCACCCACCACGCTTTCCATGCTGCTCCGCATGAAGACAGGCGTGTCGGTCGCATCCGCTGACGTAAGAATATCTTTAATCCACTCCGCTTTCGGAATGACCTTTCCGACGTTTCGGCCCGTTTCCGCGCCGATGATGACCCACTTCAACTTCTGGAACGCTTTTGTCACATCGCCCTCAAACGGGCCAAGGAGCGGCTCTATCGCTACGAACGCATTATAGTGTTCGTTCGCCCATACGCTGCTTTCTCTGACCGTCGCCGTCGAACCGTACCAGAAATTCTTGTTTTGGGGTAGCTTCTCGTGATTCGCAAGTTGCTTATAGCGTTCCGGATACTGCGTCAGAAAAATGTACTGATGCTGGGGCGCTTCATCAGCCGCCGCAAACACCTGAAGAATCCATTCTTCAGGAACCCACGGCCCGAATAAATCGCCGTCTGTGCATACCATAATGCTTGAGCCAACTTTGACCTTTTGCGGCCAGTCGAAACGGTATTTGTGCATGGTGGGCAGAAACCCCGTTGGACTGTTCAGGAAGCGCTGGCTCTTCGTTTTCCAAGGGGTATCCAGCTCAAAGAGCTTTTCTCCCACCTGCTGAACTTTCGGTCTCTCTGCCAAATTTCGGCGCCAATCGCTTGCAAACCGTATCGCGCTTTTCCTTGCATAGCAGTACCGACAATCTTTCAGGCACCCTGTCACCGGATTCCAAGCATAATCGGCCAACTCATTTTTCGTTCTGTTCACCGATAGATCCTCCCCGTTTGGTTATCCACGAGAACGATTCGCTCCACAATTTCAAACCCGGCGGCACCTGCCACATAACGCAGGACGTGGACAAGCTCGCTCACACGAGCTTCTTCCCTCTGGATGTTGCTCTCTGCCCGGACTCGTGTAGGGTCCGGCGCACCGCTGGGATTGTGATTCTTCCGAGTATCAGGCATTGTTCTCTCCTTTGTCCAAAACCATGAAATAATCGTAATTGGTGCCCGGATTGGTATTCGGACGACGGCGTACAATATCAACTCGGTATCCTGCTTTCAGGAGCAGGCGCCCCAAATCCAGACGCTCATCTTCCGAAAGGCCTTTTGCTTTGGCGGGCGCGAGAGAAAGTTCAATTTTAGCCGACACGTTTTTCCACCTCCATCAAGTCGTGCATCAGTTCATCAACGAGCAGCTTTCCAGCATTTGCTCCCGTGCGGATAATGTTTCCGTTCTCCTTCAGCTCTGCAAACTCCTGTGCGCGGATTTCCTTAGACTGCCGTGCAAAATCAATTTCCGCCGCTGTCATGCGGCTCTGCACAACCTGTTGCCATTCCGCAATAAACGGTTTCGCACCCTCCAAATCGGCGTACTGGTCGTTGTTATAGCTGCGCTTTTGGCGGACAGTGCCGCCCGGTTCCACCTCCAAGGTGTACCATGGGGTATTCGGGTCGGCTTTGCGCCGCATGAAGAAGATGTAGCTCTCACGTTTGGCAATGCGCTCAAAGTATCTGGTCCCGCGCTGGATGCAGTGGTCAAGAAATCTACTCTCCTCCAAAATTGCCTTTGCTCCATCCGGCACCCGAATGATGTATTCCGCTCCATCGTACTCATAGATTTTGCGGACTTTCTTGTAGATGTTCTCGATATGGAACTGATTCTCCAGCTCCTTGGCGTCCTTTTTGATGCTGCTTGCAGCGCCTCTCAACGCATCCTTTCGACGCCGCTTATTGCGCTCCAGAACCAAATCATCATGGCGGCGCTTGAGATCCAGCGGGAAACGAACCTTTTCAAGATTCAAGTTCATCTTCATCTGTCCGGCCATATCGAGATAGTCCAGCCAGTCCGATGCAACTTGAAGAGCAATCTGGCCGTTGTAGCTTCCGGTGGCTCGCCTTGTCTGCTGACGGAGATATTTCAGGCTCCGCGTCATTCCGCTTTCCTGCAATGTCTTGGCCATTCCTGAGAGTTTTCGGATGTTAGCCGTCATTGCCATGTTCTTGCCATTGATTGCAAGGCCGGCTTCTTTCCATTCCAGCGCATTATCCACCTCGCGGAACGACTTTTTGCTCTGCGAGACTGCGGCCAGTTCCTGACGGTTCAAGCCAAACACGCCGTAATAGGTTTCTGCGCGAAGATTGATGCGGGTGCTGTGCTCATATTCGTCGTACACCTGAGAGCACAGAGCGTCAGCCCAGCCCGTTTTGACAAGGCTTTCGGCCATCGGATACCGATTCACAATTTCCCACTGCCGAACTTCCCACGGAAAATTGAGGTGATTATCGTACTGGTACATCCATTCAGATTTCAGCACTTTCCGAACATCACTCTCAAATTGGTCAGTGTGGGATGCCAGCGTGTACGGCTGATACGGGCCAGAGGGGGCAAGCAGCATCGCGGACAGCTTCGGGCGCTGGCACATGATATACTGAGCTTTTTCGCCCCAGTCGCGTTTCCACTGCTTGATGGTCTTTCCGTCCGTCCACCAGATTCCACGGCCGTGAAATTCCGGTTCTGCCCGATGATTTTTGAAATCGAAATACACCAGATAGCGGCGAATCCAGACTCCATCCCCCTGCGGCTTGCTCCAAAGGAATGTCCTTGCGGCCCATAACCTTTTGACCGAATAGCGGGTATTGCGAACCTGCATTTTCTCCCCGCAGCACTCGCACGTCGCTGTACTCTTGTGTTTGAGCAGTTCCGACAGCGTATATTCACCACCGCAGCTATCGCACCTTGCCCGCTGAATCGAGATTTTCTTCTCAACGCCGCCGGGTTCGATTACGTTCTGTTTATCATTGGTGACCCAGAGAAAGCCCGCATCACTGCACACTTTCAAAACTTGTTTACTGAGATCTTCCGGCGGCTCCGGCAGATTCTCAAAGAGCTTCTTGGTCTCAGCCGCCTGTCGTGCGTTGCGCTCTTCGCGCTTCTTCCTGGCATGAGCCGACAGTGCATCTTCTACAATGCCAATCAGATATCCCGGTCTGCAGTCATCAAAATAGTTTTGCAGGAGTTCCGATTCTCCCTTTGTTGCCGGCACTTCGGTCCTCCACGTCAAACACTGGCAGGGCTTGACCTCAATTTGACGCGGCGAAAGCTCACCTTTGGTCGGGTTCTCGTTCCCGCGAAGCTCCCCCGTCCAGTAATCCCCGAAAAAGCGCCACACGACCAGCGGCTTTTCCTTTTTGTCCCAGACGGCCACCGTCAGCACCTTTCCCTTGATGTAGCGGCCCATGCCCTGCCCCTCGGCAACTGACATACACAGCGCCGCATCCAGCTCTGGCCGTTTCGGCTCCGGTGCATAAAGTTTCAATTCTTCAGCCTTTTTCATTGTGTGCCGCCTCCAAACTCTCTGCCGTGTAGTTTTTCCCCGGCAAAATCTTCACGCCGTCAATCGGCTGTGCAATGCAGATAGACTCCTGCTGATCTCGAATGATGAAGCAGAGCCATTCTCCCAGTTCTCCGGCCAGTTTTTTACCCCGGCCATATGCGACATGAAATGGCCCTTTATAGCTGTCCTCAAACTTCTCCGCAGGATGCTCAAACACATAGTTGGCGTGCATCAGCAAAAATTCTTCTGCTGTTAGCTTGCGGAGGGGAACCAGCTTCGTACAGCTGCTCCGGCTTCCGTAGCCATCCTCGTCAACATCGCCCCCGGCCGCAACTGCCCAAAACTCATTCTTTCCGTTCCATGTGTACCAGTTCAGGCAATCCCACGGGTCTAAGCAATAATGGAATCCTGTGCTGGCGCACATGGCCTTTTCCGTCTCATTCAGCTCGTTCGGAACATACCGGAATGTTCCGTTTCCAAGCGTTGCAACCAGCCCCGGCTTGAATCCCTTGAATCCCAAAATCATCAGAACCATCCCTCCAAGGAAAGCTGCATCGAATCCTCGCTCTGCTTTTCTTTCTTCTTTGCAGGCTTTTTCTCCGGTTTCTGCTTCTTCTGGTCGGTTTTTCCCTTTTTCGGCTCCTGCGGTTTCGGAATATTCGGGGCGGCGTCCTCCGGTTTGATGGTTGCCGGCGCCCGCATCTCTTCTTCCGTCGGCGGCGTCCCGGTAAGATTGATGTTCATCGAAAACGAGATTTCAGCATTGGGAAAATAGAACTGCACGGCCTTGCGGTACGCTTCAAGGTCAGACAGAACCTCTCCCGCATTGTGTACGACCGCCGCGCAGCATTCCGAGAATGTGCGCTCCGTGTTGCAAACGACCTCAGCGAAGCGCGGCTCCTGATCTGCAAAGTTCAGCAGTGCCCGCAGCACATAGCTCTGAACGCTCGCGGCGGCGCGCCCGCCTTTGAACAGCTTGTCCTCTGCTTCCAGCTTCTCTTTTGCCTTGGCCCGCCAATCGACAAACTCTACTGTGGTTGTGGTGTGTGTGGTGGAATCCATATTGTCCTCCTATCAGAAAAAGCTCAACTGCCCGCCCTTACCCTCAGAGAATATCGGTTCCTGCTCCGGCTCTTTGGGCGGCATTTTAGCGGCTTTGGGCTTTTCCGTATCTTTTGGTTGCTTACTCTTTTTTGTGGCTTCAAGGGCTTTCTGTGGTTCGGATTTTGGCGCATC